ACATGCGCGTAACCTCGATTCGCTACCAGCCGATCGAGGGTGGGGGACAGGGCGGCTACTTCGCCCTTCATGTGACCCTTGGGGCCGGCGACGGCCCCGGGGTCGTTTTCTCTCCCACCGCTCTCTCGACGAAAATCCATGAGGCCTTCGAGAGCCTCTCGCTGAAGTCTCCCGTCCGTGGCGTCCTCCTGGACTGTCGCGAGGCCGTAGGCACGAACGAAGAGATGTCCTCCCTCATCGGGTCTCTCAAAGACTGGAAGTACATCGTGATCCTCTGGGTAGGGGAGACCACCCGCTACCCGTGGTTCGAGGGCTGCTTCGTGACGGCCTTTGTGACCTCGCAACATTGGCCAAACTTCAGAGCCTCGGAGATCCGTTACATCCTTTCCTCCACCGAGGACTGGATCGAGCCTGATGTCTATGAGGTGAACTCCACGACTCCGTGCTTCATCGTCGCAGGAGATGCGAAGGGAAAGGACATCCTTTCCTTCGTGACCGACTGCAAGCGCCTGTGGGGGGTGATCTTCGAGTGTAGGGGCGTCGCGGCTATCGACTTTCCTCTTCTCTAAAAGAGACCGATGAAGCTCTTCCGAATCACCCGTACGAAGTCCAAGTGCTCGGTCTGTCCTCTGGATGGCTACTGCACGAAAGTGAGGGGGGAAAGTGTCACAGAGACGCCGAAGATCGCCTTCATCGGTGAGGCACCGGGAGCGGAAGAGGACTCATCGGGTCATCCCTTCGTCGGCTCGGCGGGCAAGGAACTTGATCGAGTGCTCGCGAAAGCGGGGCTCCATCGCCATAACGCCTATCTTCTTAACGTCACGAATTGCCGACCGCCGGAGAATGATCTTCAGTCGCCTGAGGGCCAAGAAGCCGTCGTTGCTTGTCGTCCGGGCTTTGAGGAGGAGCTTACGGCGCTCTGGAAACTCGGCGTCCATACGCTGGTTCCTCTCGGGGCGAACCCCCTCCGCGCTGTGGGCTTGGAAGGACCGATCCACAAAGTCCGTGGCTCTGTGTACGAAGTACAGGTGGCCGGCCTCAGCTTTTGGGCCGTCCCGACCTTCCACCCCTCCTACATCATAAGGGGCCAGTGGTCGGAAGAACCCACCATGGTCTCCGACGTAGCGAAGGCCGTAGACATCGCTCTGAAAGGGTACAGCCCGCCGAAGGAGAACTTCCTTCTCTTCCCAACGGTGAAAGACATCGAGGTACGGGCAAAGGATCTCCTGAAGCGCAAGCCTCTTCTCGGCGTGGACATAGAGACCACGAGCCTCAAGCCCTGGGACGGGGAGATCTTCGTGGTGGCGCTGGCCGTGTCGGGCGAGGAGGCGTTTTCCATCCCCTTCTTCTCCCAAGGCTACAAGCCCTACTGGAAGAACGGAGACCTGCATGTCGTCCAAGACTGCCTGAGAGAGATCCTCGCGGCCTGCCCTACGATGTACCAGAACGCTCCGTTCGACGTGGGGTACCTCGAACATCACGGCTACCCGGTAGGTAGCATCGCGCATGACGTTCTTCTCATCCACCACGCGATCCATCCTGAGCTTCCGCATCGTCTTGCGTACATCGTTTCGATTTACGGCGCCACCCCGTACTGGAAAGACGTCAAGTTTCCTGGGCAGAAGATGGGTGAGGTGGATGATGAGAAACTCAGGACGTACAACGCCAGAGATGCCGTGGTGCTCCATCAGGTGCTCCCGCCTCTCCTTGAGGATCTTAAGGACACGGGGACCGAGCACATCTACTACAACTACTCCTTAAGGCTCATCCGCCCCATCCTTTCCATCCAGAGGAACGGAATGCTCTTGGACCGAAATCGACTCTCTAAATGGAAGAAGGAACTTGAACATGATCTCGCAGAGACAGAGCGAAAGCTACGCGACACCGCCGTACTTCCTGTGGGGTTCAACTTCCAGTCTCCCCATCATCTCTCATGGTGGTTCTACGGGGAAGCGCCGACAAGCCTCCCGAAGTGGAAGGCCGAGCTTGCAAGCTATGAGGAAGAAGGCACGCGAAAGAAGAAGGCTTCGGCCAGGTACAAGGATCTCGTCGATCGGGTGGCGATCTTTGAGAAGATCACACCTCTGGCCCGGTCTCGCTCCAAGACCAAGCGGACGAAGACTGGCTTCGCGAAGGACGAGAAGGCACTGCTTCTGGCAAAGCTTGCGGCGACTACTGAGATCGATCTCATCTCGCGTTTTCGCCGTCCGACGCCAGAACACCTCGCGCGGTTCGACGAGCTGACACATCTTCGCGATTGCCTCACTCTCTTTCAGAAACGGCAAAAGCTGGCCAAACTTCTTTCTACCTACACCGACTTCGAGACCGCACCCGACGGACGGGTTCACGCCGGGTTCAAGATCCACGGGACGGCCACGGGAAGGCTCTCTTCTGGAGAGGGCCAGGAAGAGAGTGAGAGCGTATGAAACTGACAGTCATTTCGAGAAAGAACGAGTGCTACGAGGTTCTATTCGACGAAGGGGACGCTTACGAAATCCTTCAGCGAAAGTGGTACGTGTCAAATTGCAGGGGTCATTTCTACGCCAAAAGGTTCGAAGACGGGAAAGTCTTGTACATGCATCGTCTGATAGTAGGGGAAACCCCAAGAGGCTTTGACGTTGACCACATCAACGGGAATGGGTTGGACAATCGAAGAAGCAACCTGAGAGTTGTTTCTCACAGCGAGAATCTTGCCAACACAGGCCCTTCCAAAAAGAGGGCGACAAACGCAAGCCGATTCAAAGGCGTCTGGTTTGAACGCAGAACAGGGAAATGGTGCGCAAGCCTTACAGTGAAAGGCGTACGAAGAAACCTTGGTACCTTTCTATCTGAGGAGAACGCTGCAAGAGCATACAACAAAGCCGTAGAGGTCACCTTGGGGTCCGTAGGGTACCTGAACGGGGGTCTAACATAAACGCTCAAAATTTGCCCGAGGATGCCCGAAAGGTCTTCGTCCCTGCCCCGGGAAATGCGTTCGTGTCGGGCGATTTCTCCAACCTTGAGCTTCGCGTCATGGCCTATGACTTCAAGGATGAAGTGCTTCAGAAGATGTTCGACGAAGGGAAGAACATTCACGACGAGAACACTAAAGCCATGTTCAAGATCACCCCTTCCCATCCCGGGTGGAAGCACATAAGGAAAGCCGCCAAGATCGCAGTGTTCGGTAGAAGCTTCGGAGGCGGGGTAAGAGGGATTTTCGAGCGGGTGAGTGCCAAGGTACCTGAGTTCAATTTCACGATGGCGATGTTTCGGGATGCTGACCGCCGTTACTTCGACGCCCACCCGGCCCTTGACAAAGGATTCAAGGAAGCATCTTCCACAGCGCGACTCACTCGTGTCTGTACAACTGCGACGGGACGAAAGCGCTTCTTCCTCGGTGCTCCAGATGAGGTTGAGCGTGAAGGCATCAATACCCGTATTCAATCCGTCGCGGGGGACATCGAACACGAGTCCTTGATTGCTCTCTATGAGGAATGCGAGCGCCACCCGGGGTGGCTCCTCCTCTGGCCGATTCACGACTCGAACACGATCGAGTGTCCGATCTCCGACATCCCGCTCTGCGCCTCCACCATGAAGGCAATCATGGAGAAACCGCGCCATCTCTGGGGAAAGACCGTGGTGTTCCCCGCCGATGTATCAGTGTCTACGACTTCCTGGGGAGAATTGAAAGCCTATGAAGAGTGGCTCAAGGACCAAAGCACCTCCAGCGCACGCAAGCCCTCACTCCCACAACGGAAGCGAAAGCCTCACTCCCCCAAAGCCCGAGTACCTTCCCGTCGCGTATGATGAAGAGCGGGCAAAGAATCACTTCTGGAAGGCCGACCCTGGAGACGAGGTTCTCCCCAAGCGAAAAGGCTTCATCACTGACTGTGTGGCAAGACATCGGGGAAAGCAGGTCTCAACCCTCTACACCGTGTGGAGCACTCTCTTCATCCTCTCCACCGCCGTCAAGCGCGAGGCGTGGCTACGGTTCGGCGAGAACCACCTGTGGTCGAACTTCTACTGCATCCTTGTCGGCCCTGCCGGGATCGCGCACAAGGGAGAGGCCATCAACGATGCGGTCTCGATCCTCGAAGGTTTCCGTGACTACATCGAAAGCCCCGAGTTCGCCGTGATGAAGACCATCAACATCGTCGAGGACAAGGTCTCGCCCGAAGCGCTCCTCGAAGGCATCCACCCGAGAAACAAGCGCGTCCTCCTCCCCGGGATGTTCCGTGGCGCCTCGGGCTGTTACCTCAAGGACTCGAAGGGCAATCGCCTGAAGAATCCTGCAACGGGCCGTGACGCATGGTACTCGCTCACCTCAGAGGCTGGGATCGTTGCGGGAGAGTTCGCCACCCTCGCAGGCCAGCAGCGCTACAACACCGGTCTCATCGATAACCTCCTTCGACTCTACGACTGCGACCGGCCATTCATCTGGCGCACCGTCAAGCGCGGGCGTCCCGTAGCCCTGAAGAACCTTCACACGACCCTCCTCGCCGGGACCACGATGACGGGGTTCCGCAGCTCGCTTTCCGACGCCGTACGGACCGACGGTTTCCTTTCCCGCTCCGCGATTGTCTACTGCCCGAAGACGCCCTTTCGCCGCTTCTCCCGCCCGCGCATCGTGGACGAAGCCCCGTCGAAAAAGGAACTCCAGCGACGGCTTGCCTGGATCACCGAGCACGCGGTAGGCGAGTTCGATCTCACCCCTGAGGCCGACAAGTACTACGAGAAGTGGTACAACAAGTGGTGGGATGATCTGGAAGAGGACACGCAGTACCAGGGACTCAAGAGCCGCATCCACGTCCTCGTTCTCAAGATCGCGATGCTCCTTCGCATCCAGCGCTACGAGGTGGGGCCGAAACTTGTGGACAAGGATGACATCAAGGACGCGATTCATCTCATTCAGCGAACGTGGTTCGAGGCTCTCCCTGTCATGAAAGGCTTTGAGGCTGGGGATGAGAAGCCGTATCTTGGTCGTATGGAAGAGTACCTCCGCGAGCGTGGAGAGGTGACGAGGCAGAAGCTCCTTCGCCAGGGACACTTCACCACCCAGGAAGCGAAGGACGGGATCACGATGCTCGTGGACGAGGGAAAGGTCGAGATCCACCGGGGAGAGAAGATCTACCCCTATCCCTCATCCGATGGAAAGGAAATATATCGATGGACCGGAGAGAAGTGGCTGGGCTACCAAGACGTGGAGGCAGAGCAGTGAAAAAGATTGAGTCTCTTCGAAATATGGTAATAGGAGGAACACTATGATGTCACCTTTTCAATTCGGGTCTCCGATCAAACTGGCGATTGATATTACACACAAGGCCCTTACTGACTCCATAAAGAAATCAAGAGATGCGGCCACTAAAAGAAGTAAGAAACAAGAATCAAACGATTTCAAGGCGGAGATGGAAAAGATCCGGAAAGCCACGGAATAAGGTTGCTCAATGATCGCAAAGGAAGTCTCAACCTCGAAGCTGATTGCCGCCTACCGTCACTTCGGGTCACTCCGTCCGGCGGCTCGGTCCTGTGGGATCTCCAAGGACCTTGCCCGAAAGATCCTCATGGCGCAGGGTGTCGAGAAGCCCAAAGCCTTCTTTCCCAAGCGGCCTTCCTACAATCCCAAGCGGAAGTACTCTGACTTTGCCAAGTGGCACAAGGACCACGCCTCCGACCCCGACCTTCCCTTCTCTCTCAAAGAGATCGCCTCGCTCGCCGGGGTCTCGGAGAACGTGGCTCGGTGCTACTTCTACCGACGGCGGAAGCAGGCCAAAGCGATCCTCTCAGAGCTTCCCGACATCCGAAAGCTCGACCTCGTTCTCGAAGACATCGAGGGAAAGAAGTTCTCCTCCCGCTTACTCGGTCCCTACCACTACGCCATCCATCGCTACAGCCAGAGGGCGGCGATCCAGGGAAGCGTCGAGGGGAAAGAGGTGACCGTGGTGATCGCCTCGATAGATCAATTCGCCTCTCGCGTGAGGAAAGCTACAGCGTGATCTACTTAGGGGATTGCTTGGAGATCATGAAAAGTATTCCTTCTGAATCTATTGATCTCATCCTTTGTGATCTCCCATACGGAATCACTTCATGCAAATGGGACAGCGTAATACCGATTGAACCGCTCTGGCGAGAATACATAAGAATCACAAAGCCTGTCTCCGCAGTCGTTCTTACGGCATCGCAGCCCTTTTCATCAATGCTCGTGATGAGCAAACCGGAACTGTTCAAACATGAATGGATCTGGATCAAAAACCGAGGAAGCAATTTTGCCAACACGGTTAGGGAACCTTTCAAAGAGCACGAGCACGTTCTTGTCTTTAGCAAAGGAAAGTGGAAGTACAACAAACAGATGCAAGAAAGAACGGGAGCAGGACTTGCGAGGGTAAACTATGAATTTGATTTCAAAAGCAAGTCAGAGAACTACAAGGACTTTGAAGGACGCAGCGAAGTCAAATTACCTGCCCTCCGAGTTCCCTCTTCTTGGCAGAAGTTCAACACCGATACAAGTGGTCTGCATCCAACAATCAAGCCGGTAGAGTTAATGAAATACATGATCCTGACCTACACAGATGAAGGCGACACGGTCTTAGACAATGCAATGGGATCAGGAACAACAGGAGTTGCTTGCACTCAGACGAAGCGGAAGTTCGTTGGCATAGAGAAAGAAAAGAAGTACTTCGATGTAGCCAAAGAACGGATTGCTACTTCCCCTTGAGGTCTGGTCGGACGGAGAATCCGCCTGCGGTGAGAAACGCGGCGTAGGGCTGTCCTGCCTCGATCTGCTTGATGACCTCGACGGCCTGAGTGACCTGGGAGCCCATGGGAGCGAGTGCGGTCACTTCCTTCATCGCCGTCTGAAGCTCCCTCTTCCCCGGCTGGCTCGATGAGAGATTCACCATGGCTTGCCAAAGCGGCCCACCCCGCAGTGTCACCACCCGCCACGGCATGAGGTTTCCTCCCGAAAGTCCCGCCATGCGATTGGCTCCGTAGAACGCGGCGGTGTTCTTCGCGAAAGTAGCAAGTGCCGCCGTACGGTCGAAGAAACCTCCCGACCCGGCAAGCCTCGTGAGCGCCGCCATGTAGTGGGTGGGAACGACGGTGAGCTGACCGAACATCTTTCCGAGGATGCCGGTGTTAAGCGCCCTTCCCTGGTCCTCGGGGCGGAAGCCGAAGGCGATCTGGTCGGTCATGTTCTGCGCGTAGGCATGCTTCGCTCCCTCGTAGTCGCCTTGAGAGAGAAGCGTCTCCACTTGATCGAGGGCTCCCGGATCAAGCCGGAAGGCCTTGATCGCTTTCGCTTTCTGGGTCCAGTCCCCGACCTTCCCTCGATCGAACCACGCCTGGAGGTTTCGATCGAAAAGCCACGAGGCGGAGTCGTAGACCCCGGCCCGCCCGAGGATATGCCCGTTCTGGACGAAGTACCCCGAGGCTTTCCCCAGGCGGTTGAAGAGACTCGCGAAGGCGCTTCCGCTTCCCGCTGCCTCGTTGAACCCGTACATCGGGACCTTGCCCGTGAACACGCCCTTCTGGAAGAGATCCTTGAGATGGTCCAGCCCTCCATCGGAAGCCGCCTTGAACCCCCGGTTCATCGCTTCGGTCCCGAGGAAGCCCGACCCGAGGAGGTAGTTGTGTTCAAGAATGGTGAGCGCACTGGAGGGTCGGAATCCGTACGCACCCATTCCCGCCGCCGTCTGGAGGTAGGAGAAGATGTTTGCTTGGGGTCCCGGTCCGTCCTTTCCCAGCGCTTTCAAGACCTCCAAGGCTTCACTGTGAGTCCCGTTGAGTGCCTCGTCGATGTAGTGCTTCCCGAGGAGTTGAACGTGCTTCGGGACATCAGGCTGGGAAAGGCGCTCTGCGAAATCCTTGAAGTTCTCTACCGCGTACGCCCAGCGGTTTGCCATCTGCGAGTACCCGATGAACTTCGAGATCGCGTTCTGGTCTTTAAGAATCCCGTCCACGTCAGCCACGCGCTCGTACTGAGACGCATACCCGAGGTCCTTCGGAATCCTCCCTCCATAGACCCGGTTGATGAGCTGTCGCATTCCGTCGGGACCCGAAAGTTCCATGTCTTGGTAGGCTTTGGGGTTCGCCTCTTTCCAATCGTGGACTTTCTTCGCGTAGTCCACAAGCATGATATCGGGGTCCTGACCGGTCCGTGTGTAGGAGGCGTTGTAGAGCTGCCGAAGCCTTGAGGCTGCATCCTGGATTTGTGCCCGCTTCGGCGAGCCCTCGGTGTAGCCCAAGTCCTCAAGCGTCCGCTGTCGGTCCTCTTCCCCGAGGGACTGCATCACCTTGTCCACGGCCATCCAGTCTTTGTCTGAGAGGTTGTAGAGTCGCTCGATGGAAAAGGCCTTTTGAGCGTCCACGTAGGTCTGGTTGCTCGCGGCCTTGATCCCCTCACCGACTTTCGAGAACGTCCTCCCCAAGCCCTTGATCCCGTACTCCACCTCAGCTCGGGCGATCGAGGTTCTTGCCGGTGCCATCCAATCAGAGATCACCGACCTGATATGAGAGATCTCTTGGCCGAGCTTTGACCGACCCGCGTACTTCCCAATTGGGATCACATCCGAGGCGAGCTTCGGTGAGTCGGCGCTGTTCTTAAGCGTCACCCCCGCGTCGAACTGCCCACCGGGTGCCCACCTCAGGTCGGGGGTCTTCGCAAGGATCTTCCCTACCTCATCCATGGAGTGAACGGTGTAGGTTCCCGTCGCATCCGATAGGACATACCCGCGCTTGGGGTCGTAGGTGAAGGCAAAGCCTCTCTCGTTTGCGATCCGTGAGGCGTTGTCGTATTCCTTGTACTTGCCGTTGAGGTACTCGTGGGCTTCCGCCGAGGAGGCAAACCGTTCCCGTATTCCCCACGCAGGAATCTCCACGGTGTACGCCCCGTCGTGATCGGAAGTGAGCCTGCCATCTCCCGTGGAAGCAACCGTTTTCCTTCCTTCCTCCGCCGCCACGTCCATGAACTGCGAGGCGAACTTGTAGACATCCCGAAGGCTCCCGCTCACCCCATCGCCCGAGTACTGAAAGCGCGAACCCTCGGGAAGGATCTCGATGTTTCGAGGCCCAAAGCGACCGTCGAGAAGCTTCGGCCGGTACTTGGCTTCCCACATCGCCTGGGCCGCGTTGGCCCCAGAGCCCAGCACCTTCCCGTCCGTGTCGAGGATCGAGTACTGTCCGCCTTCCTGGCGGAGCGACATTCCTTCGCTCTCAAGGCTTGCGCGAAGATGGGAGGGCGTCGTCGAGCGAAGCAGAAATGCATCGGTCACCTCATCGAGTGATCCCTGAAACGGCGGGTAGCCTTTCATCGAAAGCGCGTAGTTGTCGGTGCCGAACTTGGCGATGTTTCCGGTTCCTTCCCGCGCCACCGCGTTCATGAACCACTCGGCTCGCTCCTGAGGCCCCAAGCCCTCCGGTGCCCGGTACATCGTCGGCCGCTCTGGAGTCATGGCCGATGCCCCGCCAGCGGTGGGAAGCTCTTCTGGAGCGGTGTATTCCCTCGACCACTTGTTCACGAACTCGGTGACGTGTTTGATTTGCTCCCTCGGGTAGAGTGCCGTCACCGACCCGTCAGCGTGCTCGATGGCGTCGTAGCCTCCGTCCCGAAGCTTCCAGAAGGCGAGGTCCTCGCGCGTCCCCTCCGCGCCCTTCTTGAGCGCCTGGTCGGCCCACGAGAGCGAGGCCTGCCACACCCCGTCGGGTGCGGCCTTCCCGTAGACGATCGCCCCGTTGTAGTCCCCCGAGGTGACGGTCTGAAGGTTCGTCGGACGGTCGGTGGGAAAGAGCGCTCCCTGCTTCTCGATGTTGGAAAGGCCTTCTCTCGGAACGTCCACGGAGATCCGAGCGACTTTCATCCCGTTAGCCTGAAGCTGCCCCACCTCGCCGTAGGAGAGCATCGGGCCTTCGGAAAGACCCTTCGCCGCGCCCTCGGGCCGAAGCCTCTCCATGTTTCCTTCTATGATCGTGAGGGAGTCCCGTATCGCCCGGTCATGAGGGAAAGCATCCTGGAGGGCGTTCAGATGCATGTCGTGGGATTGGACTTGGCGAAGGTCCTCCTTGCCGCCTTTCTCTTCCCACGCGGCCTGCCACTTGGCTCCCTGCGCCCGCTCCTGTTCGATGGCATCCGCCCACTGTCCGTGCGATACCATCTCGGCCTCAGGAAGGGTGAGATGCTCACCAAGAAGCTCTCCACCCCGTCCGAGACTCGTCCGCATCCGCCACGTGTTAGGCCCGTCGGATACCATCGAAACGCCGAGAGGCCTCTGGCTGTCGGAAAGAATGAAGGTATTCGCGACCTTCATCGAGGCCACCGGGTTGTCCATGAGGGCCATGGGATTCTCGCGCGAGTAGTCCAGTGCCTCCGAGTAGTTCTGAGCCCAATCCTTTGCCGTTGCCCCGAGCTGGCTCCGTGCGGCGGGGTCCACGTTCCCCTTGAAAAACTGGTCCTGGAGCCTCGCGGCCTCAGGAGTGTACTCCCCCCCTGCGGTCTTCTCGAACATCTCCGCCTTTGGAAGCGCTGCTCCCCCTTTTCCCAAAACCGAGCTTTTGAAGGTTCGAAGGATTCGTCCTACTCCTTCGGCCGCTCCCTGTCCCAGCATCCCGAAGGCCGCATCCTGCGCAGCCCACTGGCCCCAAAGAAGCCCGATGCTCTTCACCGTCTCCACGATCCCGTGGGAGGTATCCGTTGCCCCCTCGATTGGGGCCACCCCGGGTCGGGCCGCATTCACCGCTTCTGCCGCCTCGCCCCGGATCACCCCGAGGGTGCCGGTCACCGCCGCGCGTGCTCCCACCTTCGCAAGAGCAGAGGCGCCTTCGGCCACGGGAGCCGCCTCTCCTACGCCCTTCATCGCAAGGAGGTCCGTCCCGTATCCCAGCACCGACCCAAGGACCTGTGTGGGTGTCTGCCCTCCGATGAGAGGAATCCCTGTGGTGATAGGTCCAATCTTGACCGTTGAGGGAAGCGCTGTCTCGTACTTCCTCTGAAGGTATGCGGCGAGCTTCACTCCATCCTTGTCCCCCGCGATGGCCCGGGCCATGAGTTCGTCAGGGGTTGCGTTCTGAAGATCCGTCCGGGTCTCCGCGCCTCCAGAGAAGAACTTCCCCACGTCCGTCACCGCACCTGAAAGCGCCCGCCCCGCGTTCACCACTCCACGCGTGAGGAGTCCCGTCGAGCCCATCTGCGTGTCCATGTCGTAGAGAAACCGAAGGGTCTTCCCCTGTCCTGTGGGGCTCTCAAGAACCTGTCGGAGGTTCTCGTAGCGGGTGTCGGCGAAGGCGGGCGGATAGAGGTCCTTCACGCGCTTCAGCGCTGCGATCTTCATGTCATCCGGGGCCTGTTGCCACGCAGGGCTTGATGCCGCCTTGGAGGCAAAGAGTTGCATCCGCGCCCGCTGCTGGTCCTCGTAGGAGAGGTCCCGAAACTTCGGGTCCATCATCTGGACGGCGAACGGATTCGGTGCCTGCCGTCCCGGCTGCTGCGCGTAGGGGTCGGACATGATGAGCCCCCTTTACTTCATGGCTTGGTTGATAAGGTCATCGACGCTGGACTGCTTCTGCTGCGCCGTGGGCTGGGCGGGACTCCCTCCCGTCCTCGGCTTGGCCGAGGGCTGCGCTCCCGGGGAGGTCTGGGGATTCGCGATCTGCGGAACTGTCCCCGACTGTGCGGGCCTCGTCTCGGGAAGGAAGGGAATCCCCGCGAAGTACTGAGCCTTCAATTGGATCTCTGCCGTGGGGATGTCATCGTAGCCGAGGGCATTTCCCCAGAGCTTCGCCGCTACCGAGAGCGCCGATGAGAGGCCGCTATTCGGTCGGATCATCTCTCGGTTGAGGTAGTCGTTGATCTCCTCGTCCCCCGCCCCCTTGTGGTCCTTGAGGTACTGGTCTCGAACCTTGTCCGCCACCGCGTCGTAGTTCTTCACGGCGGCGAGTGCCGCGTTGTAGGCATTCAACTCTTCCTGCGCCTTCTTGTTTTTCCCATTGGCCGCCTCAATCTGAAGCCTCTGGACCGCCGTGGCGTACTTCAGTTGATCCCCGAAGGCCTGCGTTGCCACGGCCATGTTCCGCTGGTTGGTTGCGCGGTCCTGCGCCTGAACGCGCGCGAGTGCCGCCTGGAGCCGGTCGTCATTCGCCACGAAGGTGTCGTAAGCCTTCGTGTCCTGGTCGTTGAAGATGTTGGCCGTCTTGATGAACTCGGCAAACTGCGGATTTTGCATCGCTTCGTTGAGTTGATCCGCTCCGCGCTGAAGCGCCTCTTGGGTCCCTCCCGCGTCGAGGAACGCCTGGGTCCGTCCGTTCTTCAACACCTGGATCGTGGGCTTCACCGCCTGGTCGATCGCGCGGTTTTCCTTTGGAGTGACCGCCGTCGAGGGATCGACATTCCCCATCGCGATCCCCGCAATCTTCGACAGGCCCGCGTTGGCCGCCTGTGTGACCGCGTTGTTTGCCAGCCCCTTCGTCATCTCGGTAATGGAGACCGACGTACTCGGTCCCGTGGGAGCCAGCGCGATTCCCTGCTTGCCCTCGACCGCATCGGGGAGTCTCTGGAACGCCGCTCCGGGAGCAGCACTCGGTGCAGGGGCGGCCGGGGCCATCCCCGGAGAGGGGTTTGCCGCCGTGCCCGAGGGAAACGGCATCTGGGGTTGGGAAGTCATCGCGGGGTTGGGCGGAAGCGCCGGGTTCGTGGGCTGGGGTGTCGGGGCAGCGATTGCAGGAGACCCGCCGGGAACCGTTCCGATGAGCCCCTGGGAGAGCATCTGGGACGCGGACATCTTGTTGAGCGCTGCCGCCCCGCCCTCGTACATGGTCCGCGCAAGGTCCTTGTCGCCACCTGAGAGGAAGGAGAAAAGCTGCGTCCACTCGGCCTTCCGATCCACGTAGCTCATCGCCCCGTTCTCGGTGAGGTCCTTCTGGAGATCGTTGGCAAGGAGACTCATCTTCAATCGATCACTCTCCGTCTGGGCGTTCTTCGCCTGAGTGTTCGCCTCTTGCTGGTAGGTGTTCGCCTTCTGCCGCTCTGTCTCAGCATTCTTCTGATTGATGTAATTTGCCGCCGCGTCCTGGATGCCCTTCTGGAAAAGCTCGGCCTGCCGCGTGGCGTTTGCCGCCGCCTGAACCTGTACCTCTGCCGGTGCGGGACCCGCGAACTGAGGCTGGGGAATCCGAGTTACCATGTCACTCTCCTATGCGAGAACAGCCAGGGTCCCAAGGTCACCGAGAGCGCTCGCTGCACCCTTTCCCGCGCCTCCAAGGCCCAGACCACTCGCAATGGAGTTCCCTGCGCCCGAGATCGAAGGGCCCAAGAGCGAGCTTCCAAGCTGGCCTCCGAGTGCCGTGCCGCTCTGCTTTCCCTGCTGGGAAGCGGTATACGCGGGGTTGGTGTAGTACGTGGGCGCGACGAGGCCCGAGGTGTGCTCCATGAGGTTTCCTGCCTGACCAAGCCCGGTGTTGTAGGCCTGTCCCGAGAGGCCCATGAGGCTCTGAAGCGCCGAGCTTCCCGCCGAGAGCTGACCTGACTGAAGCTGCGCCTGTGCCTGCGCGAAGGGATTGGCGATGGCCTGCCCGAAGGCCTGTGCCGCCGCTCCAGAGCCGAGTGCCCCCTGGTTTGCGAAGTTCGACGCGGTAGCGTTGAGAGCGTTGTTTGCCTGATAGTTTGCAATGCCTGAGAGCGTCTGCTGAAGCGGCCCCGAAAGCCCCGCTACCTGTCCCAGCACCGGGTTGACGTTGGCGTTGTACGTCCCAAGCGGCCCTCCCGAGACCGCCCCGCCAGAGCCATAGAGTGCCGACTGAAGTGCGGTGCTCGTACCGTAAGGGTCTACGAAGCCGTAGTTACTCGCCCCGCTCTGTCCCGAAATCGTCGATATAGGGTTCGGTGAGGACATCTTCTACCTCCACACTCCGCACGGTATCATCACGCCCGAGAGGTTACGCTTCACGCACCCGCGAAAGATCATTCCGGCGGACCGCGCAAGCATCCTTGCTCCTCTCATCCTGTTGGGGATGATACAGCAAATCGGCCTTCGGTCAAAGGACTTCTCGGAGACCCCGATGAGTTCACTCAGCATCTCGTTGGTATGGCGAAAGGCCGAGGGACCCAGCACGATCGGGTGGATCTCAAGGTAGTCCTGGTAGGCCTCAAGCCTCACCACCATCCCCTCTCCCCGAAAGACCTTCTCACTTCGAAAGAGCACACTTCGAAAATGATCCTTCGAGTACCCGTCACCGATGGAGTAGAAGCTCCCGCAGTGCTTCACCCGCTCCCACAGCTCGTCGACCAAGCCGTCATCGACTGCGATCTCCTCAAGGTAGTGCATGCTGCTGCCTCGTAGACACCTGGACTCCCCGAACGCTTGCAAGCCTTGTGGCTTCCACGATGTAGTACGGGGCTACCGCTGTCACCGAGGTGAACATGAAACGAATGTGCGGCCCCGTGGCCCTGAAGTTCACCCACCCCTCGGTCTCGCCCTGCCTCACGGTGAGGTTCCCGATGCTTCTCCACGTCTGCCCGAGGTCCAAGGAGATCGAAACCGCGATTGTGATGTCCAAGATCGGTGCAGTGTCCCACGCGATCTTGAGCCTCAGCATCCGCCAGAACTTCACCATCCCGGGGGCACCCTCGTCGTAGTCCTGGGTCTGGACTGAGATCGCATTCGCCGATCCATCGGGGTTCGTGGCGTTCTCTGCCCCCAGGTATGCCCACAGCGCCCCGCTCTGTTCCATGTAAATCCCACGAGCCTGTACGGCTTGGTTGGAGAAGTTCACAAGCATGAGAGTCGAGCTTCCGATGAGGGACATCGGGTTTCCCGCGACGGTGTAGATGCTCTGGGCAGAAAGTGACTGCGTGAGAAACGGATCTCCGAGCATCCACGTCTTTCGGGGCTCATAGGCCCACTCGTGGGTCTCCCAGTCGTAGTCGTAGATGTTCTCGATGTAGGTATTGGACCGGGGAAACCCGAACCGCACCCGTCGCGTCTGCCAGTCCACGACGGCTTGAATCCGTTCGGGATTCTGACACTTCTGGACGCTATCCCTCACCACCTTCGACCCGACCGGTTGAAGGGTGAGAGATGAGGCGGAGAGGAAGTAGATGTTATCCTGCCCGACGAAGAAGTGCCCCGAGATGTTCAATCCCCAGAGGTTCTGCTCATCCCTGGGCAATACCACCGACGCCACTGCCCTCGGCCCCGCAATCCCGATCCCGCCTGACGGCACCTGCTGGAACGCAAGGGGAAGGTTCGGCGTGTTGCTTGCCGTCCCCACGATGAGCGCGTCATCGAGGTAGGCGATCGCCGTGGCCCCCATCGGGACCATGCGCCTTACCGCCCCTGAGAACGCACTCCCCTGCCCGAGGAGGTTGATGTACGCCGTGGGGTCGGAGAAGTCGGTGAGATCCGTGGCCTTGCTCCACCGCACGACCTGTCGAGATTCCCCAATCGTCCCATCGTTGAGGTGCGCTGCGAAGATCCTTCCGAGGAAGTACATTACGCACTCAGCGGTGAACCCTCCCGTCGAGGGCTGCTTCGCGGTAGCTGCGGTGAGGTTGGTGATCGCCGCCGTGGCTGGGTTGATGTAGATGAGCTGATTGTTGTACGTAGCCACGACCAGCATCGGCCCAAGGGTCACATCCGTCGCATTACACGCATCCACCATCCACGGGTTTCCTGCATGCATCCCTCGCGTGATGCTGTAGGTCTTGTTGGATTGCGTTCCCGCCGACGATGCCAACGTGATCGAGCTGTCACTGTTCACCGAGGCGATGGTGTAGGTGACGCTGTTTACCGTGAGAGTGTCTCCAGCGAGAATCCCAAGGGTCTTCCACAGCGGCGTCGATCCCGAGTGTGGCACTACCGCCGTTCCGCTCGTGTCGATGTTTCCTACCGCGTAGCTCCACGTCTGTTGAGTGTACCCGGCGAGTGAGAGCAGAAAGATGTAGTTCTCCGTGAAGAGATACGGATACTGGATTCCGTTCGTTCCCCACGTCCCCACGAGAAGAAGCGGGTTGTCCGCAGGGCTCCACGTTGCTCCACCAAAAGACGACACATACGCCGAGTTTCGATAGAGTCCTCTCGGACGTACCGTCACCCCCTGCGCGTCAAGAAGGCTCCCGGGCTTGAGATTAAGCGGTGAGTCCATCCAGTCGATCCCGAGGAACGGTCTGGTCACAAGCGCCTGCGGCGTGGGCAACCCCATCGAGAAGAACGGTGCGGGTGCCCCTGGTTTAGGTCCTGCCATTTAACTACCCACTTGCTGCGCTCTGAGCGCTTGCCACTGAGATATCGGGTCGGTCGGTTGAACGCCAGCCGCCTGGGCCTTTCCCATCGTCAGCGGCGTGGCTGTCCCCTGCACTTGCGCAATGAGAGCGTCGATCACGTCGGGAAGCAGGCTTGCGAGCTGCATGTCCACCGTGGGCGCGGGAGGCGCGGGAGGCGGAGGCTCGTCCTGAGTCTGCCCGCCGGCTGCGATCCACGCCGTTACCCTGTCGAACAGTGGGTCAGTCGGCAGGACGTGATAAGGTAAGCCGTTGAAGGTGACCACGTAGGAGCCATCCATGCGGGCATAGACTGGCTGCGTGAAGTCTATCATTGTATTTGCCACACAATCGCCCAGTCGATGTTACCGGCCAACGCCCCAAAGATTTGCGTTCCTCCGGCGGCATACCCCCAGTAAGAGGAAAGCACTGTAACTACTCCTGTGGAAGCGTTGATATAAAATCCAAACCAAAACCAAGTCCCGCCTGAAGGAAGAGATAACGCAGCGTTAGTTCCAGAAAGGAGTTCCTTGAACTGCCCCACTCCCGCCGCCGACTGCGGAAACGGTGCAACCTTACCGTACTGCGGTTGGTAGGAAAGTGAATTGTAGGCGGTGCTTCCGTCGCCGAACTTGAAGTACTTGGTATCTGTCTCGTAGCCGACCTGCCCGGAGAGCAGCACAGGATTGGAAGAAGCAAGCGCCGATGCCATCCCCGTGATCCATGTTGTCAACTTCGTTCCGGTTCCCGCAAGCACCCATGGCGATACCAGCGTCAGTGTCGGAGGGTTCGTGACATTCGGGTCATCGAACTGAAACGCCTTGAATGGGAAGAACTGCTTCTGGTACTGCTGGCTCTGGTCCTGAGGATTGGTCTGGGGGAAGTTCGGCGAATCACCGGGCATCTTCTACCGGTCCTCTTCGATCCAGAGAGACGGGAAGTCATACTCCCAGCGGAGCGAGCCATCCTGAATGGCAGTCTGCATGTCGCTTTCGAACTCTTTCCGAAGCGCGTATGCCCCGTCCCACTCACGGTCCCGGAGCATCCCGGTCTTCGTGGCCCACTTCACGATCATCTCGGAGAACTGGTCGGGAACGAGTGGCAACTGACCCACGGTCAGCAGCGCCTCACTCAACCCGTAGTAGTGAAGCTCGAAGACCATCGAGTTGACCGGAGCCACGTCGAACTCGATCCCCCCGCCGATCCCCGAGGCGTACCACCCGCCCGCTGGCGTCTCAAGGTCCCAGAACATCGCCGGGTACAGGTTCGTGAGAACTTGTTTGTAGAGGGGAGTTCTCTCGTCGTACCTACGGATGTCTTTCTGCATCTGCACGTCGTAGATCCAAAGCGCCGAAGCAAAATCCTCCTTCGGGTCAATCGGGATGAACTCATTGGTATGGTAGCCCGCCCCTGAGTTGAGCGAACACGCCCACCACTTCTTGTAGATGTTTACGGTGGTCCCGATGGTCGGTGTCGAGAGAAGGTTGTCTGCGAGAGTGAGGACCGGTGAGGCCGAGTTATCACTTGCGATGACGAGGTGCTGTTCTGAGCCCTGGGAGCTGGCGTTGGCCGCCCCGATGTCCACGATCCAGTTGACGTACTTGTTGGTCGTCGCGATGAGCCCTGTGATCGCAAGCTGATTCGTCCCCGGCACCGATGCCACGGTCCCGGTCACGATCGAGTTCTGGAAGAAGCTCCGTCGTTCCAAAGACCGGAATCGAATGAACGTCCCGTCGGGAAGCTGGGTGGCGCAGACCTTTCGATAGGCCCGATTTATCCACTTCTGAATCCGCTGCGCCCCGAAGGTCGTCAGATCCACCGTCCCGTACGTCGCCCCATACGGATAGAGATCCGTTGACTCTCCTAGGTTTTCGTAGACCTCGATAATCATGTCGGAAAGCGAGTAGCTCATCTAAAGGCCTCTTTTCACTTTCCCCGCTTGCGTTTCCTTTTCGACTGTCCGCTCTCAGAAAGCGAGATCGCTATCGCCTGCTTCCGTGAGGTGACTTTCTTCCCACTGGAAGACTTGAGGGTTCCGTGAGCGAACTTGTGCATCTCTTCTCGCACTCGCTCTCTCTTGGCCTTCTTGCTGGCAGACTTACCGAGCCTCGGCATGTCACTTCTTCCCGTTCTTCGGAGGCTTGGGAGTCGGCTTTGTCCCTTGACATTTCTTGGCTCCTACCATCACTTGCCTCGCTTCTTTCCCTTGGCCGCCATCTTCTGGAACTTCGCCTTGCCGTATTTCTTTCGTCCGATGCTCGCCGCGACCGCTCCCGGGTCACTGACCTTTCCCTTGAGCTTGGCCTTCATCTTGGCGAACCTTCCCCCACCACCTGGCTTCATGCTTTTTCCCATCACGAACCTCCCATCGGCCTTCGGGAAATCGCATTGTATCCCGAAGAGCCCATCTCCCGGTAGGCGTAGCTCGGTGGCATCACGTGCCACTCGTAGCTCGAACTCTTAGGTCCAAGTGTAAGATATCCCGTTGCCGCTTGCAAGGCATACGCGGCCGGCCCGCTCACCACCACGAGGTCCGCACTCTGGGCCAAGAGGCCCAAGTTCGTCTTGGCCGCCGTGAGCGCCCGTCCAGTGTTCATCGTCGCCAATTCGGCGGTGAGCGAAAGCGTCGTCGAAGCCGCAATCAGTGTGTAGTGCGAAGCACCCGGGGTGTAGGTGAGGGTCGCGGATTGCCCCGACAGCGTAAGGTTCGTTTTCGCTGCCGAAAGAGCCCGCCCCCGGGTCATAGTCGCTGACTCGGCAGTAAGCGTCAGGTTGGTCTTTGCCGCCGTGAGAACCCGAGTGATCTTGAATGTCGCACTCTCGGCTGTGAGACTGAGCGTTGTCGGAGCAGCAGTCAGTGTGTAGCTTGTGACTCCCTCCAGGAGGAGGACGCCGCTTCCGTCCTCAAGAAGGTAACCCCCGCTACCATCTTCCTTGAGGTACTTGTCGGCCATTTACTCTATCCCCACCGCCACTTCATCGTTGGAGCAGCCCTCGAACTGCCAATGGCGCTTGTCACTGTCGCGGTGCTGGATATCGAGAAGCTGGTGCAGGACCGCATGGGAGTTGCGTTTCGCCACGTCGTAGATCGCTCCCTCCACGGTCGGAAGCCTCTTGTAGGCGAAATCGAGGGCGGCCTGAAGGAGCGTCGTCTTTATCAGTGTGCATCCCAATCCCTGGTAGAATCCCGGCTTTCCGTGATGGTAGGGATAGGTGTGGGTGACAAACGGAGCCTTGATATACCCCGCGACGTTGAGCAATGTGTCCAGCGTAAGAGGCGGGCAGATCACATCCTGCTCGACTGAAAAAACCCACGTGTAGCCGTTCCAATTCGCGTGATTCAGGATGACGCTCCATGAGCGATAGAACGTGTCTTCCCAATCAGCCGAGGGGTTGATGCGTTTGAGCATCCGCCCAGGTTTCGACTGCACTTTCTCTTTGATCGTTTCGGCATATCCTCCACTGTCATTCGTGTTGTCCACAAGCACTAAGGAACGATTGGGCCATTTGAACGCATCGTACGCATCGAGGTACTCATCAAGAGATTCCGAGAGTCCATCATAGGTGGGACATCCCACAAGCACAGTGTCGAAATCCTGCCCCTCGGGCGGAACCCTGTCACTCATGTCATTCTCTGGATGAAAGCCAGCGCGAAGTACGCAGGCCACACACTCGTGTGGGCCGCGACTACCGGCTGGGTGATCGTGTGCGCCGACACAGCCGGCTGCGTGATCGTATGATCCCCCACCACCGGCTGCGTGATCGTGTGTGTCAAAGATGTCGTGGTGTCCACGGCAGAAGTTGAGGCCGTAGAGGTCCGCGCCGACGCCGTGGTCAGTGTATGGTTTGCAATCGCAACGTTGGTCGTCAGGGTATGAGAGGAAAGGGCAACGTTTGTCGAAAGGCTGTGTGCACTTACCGCCACGTTCGTAGAAAGCGTATGTGCACTGACCGCCGCCGCTCCACTTTGCGTAAGCGAACCGGTCAGGTTCGTCATGGCCTTGCTGCTGGAATCGCTTCTTGCCCCAACTATGAACTGGTCCCGAAGGTCCGGTCCCGGAGAGTTTGAAGTACCATCGCACAACGCCCAGTTGGTCGGAATTGTTGCGATGGTCCCACTCCACATGATGATTCCGCCAATGGGCATCGCATAGGCGCTTATCTGCGAAAGCGACTCGCTCTTGCTTGTCCCCCCCTGGTCAACGGCAAACAGGTCCGTTCCCGCCGGGGTCGTTACTGCTGTGAGACCGCTGATCTTCGTATCAGCCATAGGCGACTCTTACGCCAACTGAAGGACGCCGTTGGTACCGTCCAACGTAACCGTAAAGGTGTCCCCGTTGTGGAGGATGATCTCGCTCCCGTAGTCGTAATACCCCACGAGGTTTCCCGTGGTCACGTCGTAGAGCACCGCGTAGCGAAACTGCCCCATGTCCGACGGACCCCCGGTCCACGCCGTGGGAGAGTTCAACACCAGCTTGTACGTTCCTCCGCTCTGCGCCGAGGATGAGACCGCGCAGGCATTCCCATCGGTAGTATATCCATTCCCCGAAGCGATCTGCGTGACGTCGGCCTTCACCGCGTGGGTGGAGACATTCGGGGCGGCATCGGTGAGCATGATCTTGTAGGTGTCGCTCCCGAGGTTGTCCGCCTCAACCGCGTTCTCCTTGAAGGCGTAGTAGAAGACGATCGCTACGCTCATGGCTTACAGCCCGTAGAGCCTGAGCTTCCCGCCTCCCGGGAACGTCCCCGCGCACTTCACCGGGGCCACCCACATCGCGATTCCCCTCTGGAAGAAGTGCTCGTCCAACCACTGCGTGGAGTTCGCCCCTCCGGTGATGTCAAGCAACGTCACCCCATTCGCATCCTGGAGGATGATCCTTCCTGCCACCGAGAACGTTGCGATTGCCGCCACCGGAAGGAACCTCGGTGTGCCCGACGAGTACGGGCTATAGGTATCCGTGGTATTCGAGATCGTCACGATCCCCGCAGAAGCTGTAAGTGCTGCCATTTCTCTACCTCTTCACGAGCAAGTATAGGGTCTCGGCGGCCACTGCCACAAGCGCCCCGATCCCGACGTACTTCCACACGTCTCTCTGGAGTACAAGCGCCTTGGCATCCAGTCCCGCCTTTCCTATTGCCTTCTCCTGCTCAAGGATGCGAGCCGAGAGCGCGTCCGATATTGCCTGAGACTGATTGAACAATTCCGAGAGCGTCGTGAGTGTCTCCTGCGATTTCCCCGACGAAGCCTCGGCTGTCGTCAATTCTTCCTTCAAGGTCTCTTCGAGCTTTTTCGCTTCGTCCAAGGCTCGCTGCAAGTCCTGCGTTTTCGCTTCTGAGGCTGTCAACAAGTCCGCTGCTTTGTCCAAGCTTGCCTTCCAGTTCTGAAGCGTATCCCTTGAGATCGGTATTGGCGTCCCGGATGGACTTGAGGTCGGCAGAGAGCTTTGCGACCGCGCCCGTTCCAATCCACAGGCCAACAGCAGCAGCGCACACAGCGCCACAAGCAAAGCCGATCGCAGCATACTTCCATCCACCCTTCATCGCTTCATCCAGTCGAAGGTCGTCACCCCAAGAAGCACCCCTCCCAATCCCATCACTCCCAGCGCGATGTTCCCGTCCTTTCCCAGGTACCATCCTACCATCGCGGCAATGATGAGAACCACCCCAAAGACCCTTCGTGAGGAGGTGCTTCCGTCGGGATTCTGAAAGAGGTCCATCCCTCTACCAGGGGAACTTCACGTACTTCGACAGGAACCACCCGAGAAACATCGCGCCTACGGCGATCACCAGACCCACGATCATCCCGAATATGAACATCGTTTTCCTCCTTCAGGAAACGGTAATCACGACCTTCTCTACGAAGGTCGCGTACTCCCTCATTATATCAGGTCGGTTCATCGAGTCCCACTCGATGTGGGTCTTCCCATCCCCCACCACGAAGTGATCTTCCTTCACGTTGGAAAGGTAGAACTTCAGGATCTCTCTCTCATTCGATTGGCAGGTGTAGCCTTCCAGACTCTTGAACTTGAGCCTCATCTTCGGCGACACGCTCCATGCCACCTTGTCCCAATCGAGTATGGTGCATTCCCCGTCCACGAAACCCACGCCCTTCAAGGCCTCGAACATCGAGTTCACATCCGAGGGCTGGAAGAGCGTATCGGGTGCGATGTAGCACGTCGAGAGAAGCGCACACCCGAAGGTCTGCACCACCGGGTCAAGCCTCGTGTCGGTCTGAAGCCATCCTCTTATCATCTCTCAGTTTTCCTTCAACCCTTCGAACTCTTGCTTTCCCACCGAGTGATTGCTCTGGAACTCCGCCTCCTTGGCCTTCTTCGCCTCGCTCTTCAAGAACTTCTCAACAGTCGGAAGGCTGTCCTCGCCCTGTGCCTCCATCTCGAAGATCTTCGCAATGTCCTCGGCCATGGGGATGATCGTGCCCTTCTTCGCCAGGAGAAGCCTCACCTCCTGCTCGCAGGCCGATGCGCTCGCATGCGCCTTCTCGTAGTTCCACCCCAGCCACTTCATCCGATACCGCTCATGGGTCTCGTGAATCCCCGTGCAGAACTGGTCCACGACCGACATGATGTCTTCGAGCCATATCTGGTCCTCGGGAATCCACCCATACCGGTAGAAATGCCCCCCCTCCACATATCCATTCGAGACCTTCCGTCGGATGAAGGCCCCATCCACGAACATGTAGATGAGGCGGTCGGTGACCCCCTGGACTTCAAGCCACGCATTGATCTTCGGCTCATCGTCCTCGGGCGAGTAGTCCACCCGGCCCGAGTACTCCTTGTCCCTCGCAAGCTGATCTTTCAACCACGCGCGGGCCACGATCTACTGTCCGTTCCCCTGAAGGATGTGATCCATGAGAAGCTTGTGGGTCTCTTCCTGCCCTTTCAAAATCGAATCCAGTTTCGTGTCGATCACTCGGAAGGTTCCGTCTCCCGCATTCAATCTCTTCTCATGGTCCTCAACGCTTTTCACCGCTTTTTCCATCTGCTTTCCCATGTCCGCCACCCTCTGGCGCAGCCGTCCATAGGCCACGGCTCCCCCGATGATAGTGAGCGCCACAGCAGTAAGTGAGGAGATCGCTTCCCATGATGCCACGCTCTTTCCCACCTTTCATCAGAACTCGATCACCACGACTCCGTTGGCGCCGTTGCCTCCCGTGGCGGTTATGGTCCCGCCACCGGCCGACCACGTTGACCCTCCACTGCCTCCCGACCCATAGCCTCCGCCGTTCACTCCGTTGGCACCTACTGCGATGGTAGCGTATATGGCCCTGCCACCTCCCCCGAGGTAGCTTTGGCCCCCTATGCCTCCCGGGAATCCCCAGGTGGAAGTCTGCGTATCTCCGGCGCCACTACCACCACCTCCACCTTGTATGTTGATCTGACCGCCAGAAGCCGCGCCGCCAGCCCCACCACTGTGATCTGTTGTGGCGCTTATGGTTCCTACCAGTCCAGCTCCACCACCGCTCGCAGTGATAGAAAGCGCCACAGTATCAGTAACAGTCGTATTGTTTCCGGCGTTGCCTGCTGTCGGTGCAGTAGTACCCCCAGTTCCGCCAGTTCCAATGGTGTAGGTGAACGTTGCCCCCGCCGCTTCGCTGACGACAGAGATTGCTGTCCCGCCGGCGCCACCTCCTCCTGCGCCAGCCGCGTAACCCCCGTTAGCAACACTCGATCCGCCGCCGCCGCCCCCGCCTCCAACGGCGGTCACCTTGTACGTTCCCACCCATGGGGTCTTCCACGTCGCTCCTGTTCCCGAGGTGAACACCTGAAGGAATGCCATCCCTCCAATCTTGTGCCACGACGTTCCATCCCACTCGAAGGCGACACTTCCCAGCCCCATCGTGATCAAGGCCGCTCCCGAGGTAACGTTGAGAGTGATCCCCGAGGCGTACTTGTTCGTGATGACGACTTGAAGGCCCGTGACAGTCGCCCCTGCCGTGATGTCGATCGTAGCAGAGGCCGTCACAATCACCCTAAGGTTCCTTGTGATCGCCGAGTAGGTCTTGCTGATTGCCGTGGAGTCCACGAAATACCCCACCGCTCCCGCAAGCACGATGCTTCTGTCCTGGGGGCTTGCCGCCGGGTCGCTTACCCACAGCAGTCCCGCGCTGGACGGCGAGGTGATCGAAGTCAACCCCGAAATTGTCTGGTTACTTGGCATCTCAGCTTCCCTCTATGATCGGAGGAACGATTCGCTCGCGCCCAATCCCCTCGGGCTTGTAGCGACGAGCACGTTCGGTCTTCAGGATCGACGCAATGTCCTTGTAGTCTCCATTCGGGATGCAGTAGTACTTTCCGCGAAACTTCCGTATGAGTCTCTCAGGAAAGCTCTGATTGCACACGGTACATATCCACGACCGCTCGCTCATCTTCGCGTCGGTCTGCCCTTGATTCGCGTAAAGGACATACCCATGGGAGAGTGTAATGGACCCGCCTGCGCTCTCGGGAAGGACGCTTCCATCCATCACGATCATCTTATAGGGCGCAACACTCTTGATGACAAACTGCCGCCCATTATTCGCGCCCGATGAGGACACCGTGATGAGCATCCCCGCCGCGTAGCCCGAGGTGAGGAAGTTCGTGGAGACACTGTTGATCGAATTGTCGGACGGAAGGAAGGAGATATCCGTCCCCGAAACAGTGGGGACCCCCGTGGTGGAGGTCCCCGCAAGCACTTGTTCCTTGGTGAAGAACTGGATCTGACCCGCGTAGGCCATGACCCAAGCTCCTTAGTTCTTCGCGCCCATCTTGTCCTGCTGGTCGAAGATGACGAACAGGAACGCAGCCGATCCGATGGCCCCACCCGTGAGACCCGTCAGAGTCACCTGGTTGTCAGCCGTGATGGAGGCGATGTTGGTCACGTCCCTCGGTGCCGCCTTGGCGCTTGCCGGCACGAGAAACGCGCTCTTGATGACATCCGTATTCGGGAGGGCCGTCCCGAACTGACTCCCGGTGGGCGGCGTTCCCCCTTTCTTCTGGATGTCCCCGACCATGGTATACGCCCCCGAGGTCCCCGTGGCGTTGATCCCCATGGCCATCTTGGTCCCGGTCCCTCGCGCCTTCGGCACCCCTGAGATGTCCGGCGGCCCGATGAAGCTCGTGAGGCCCGTTGATACGGTATTGCCGTACGCCATCCCGTACCTCCTCTTTAGCCCGTCGAGCCTACGACGCCCCTCCAGTGGAAGAACGTGGCCAGCGCCCGCATGTGGGCCTTCCACAGGACGTTTCCCGTGATGAAGTCCATGGCCGGCTCGTACTTGATCTTGCGCCTCCAGACCCACCGCAGGTCGTGCATCTTCCTGTCGGCGAGCACCCACGTGGTGGTCGAGGTGAAGAACGGGACCATCCGGAAGGTGAACTTGTCCTTCACGACGTTGATGGAGTTCGACGCCGAGTCCGGATCGTACTCGCTTGCCCCGAGGATTTCCGCCATCCACCGGTTCGTGGGGTGGATGAGCAACTCGAACGGAGGCATCGCGTAGATCGGGATGTTGCGCTCGTTGACGAGCTGGGCGAACTTGTCCATCGCCGACTGAAGATTCAACTTCGAGAGAGAGCCCGTCAGGAGGTTCGAGATCGTCCCTCCCTGCGGCCCGTACATCGGGTGGGCCGAGGCGAAGAGCGCCTGCGAGTCCAGGCCCACGCGAGCCGTGGTGACGAACCCCGAGTTGATGAGGTCCCATCCCTGAAGCTCGATGGTGTAGGCCATGGCTTTCGCCTGCTCACTTGCCACCTTCTTCATGATGTCCTGCCGGTCGTCTTCCATCATCACCCGGGTGGCCTGCGCGGCGAACCCGTACTCGTTGAAGTAGACGATCTTCTCAGGACCCTGGTAGAACGCATCGAACGGGAAGGCCTGACCATCGAAGACCTGAGGTGCCGAGCCGAAGCTCGTCATCAGACCTTCCTTGATGTAGTGGTCCTCGCCGTTGGAAGTGGTGTGAAGCACTCCCGTGGCGATCGCCGGCCACCGCTCGTACTCGTCGAAGAATTCCCTGGTGAGGTCCTTCTCCCAAAGCTGCGTAAGTCTCGCAGCAGACATCAGTGCCATGTTGCTACCTCCTTACGCTCAACCAGCACCAAAGAACGCGCCACGACGGATGATGACCAGAAGCTCCGCGTACGTCCCAAGGGCCGATCCAGGGGCCAGCCCCACCACCCCGAGCACGCCTCCCGTGGTATGCGACAGGTCGATCCCCTGGTATCCAGAGGTCGTCCCGCCGATCCGGTAGGCCTTCGATGCCACCCCGATGTAGCCCTGCGAAACGTAGGTCGTCCCGATGCTCTGGCACCGGAAGATCTCGTTGTCACCCGCAGGGAGAATCTCGGGGTAATGCTTCTGCGTGGCGGTCTCGTTGAAGTTCGGCACCGGCGAGTTGCAGATCCCGAAGATCGCGTTCGTTCCCGTTGCAAGGTATCCAATACCCAGGGAACTCTTGATCGGGTCTCCAACCTTCAGCGTCGTGGCCGAAGCAATCGCAAGCGGTCCCGAAGAGGACTGCGTGCCGCCCGCAGCAGCGCCCGGAGCGGTCGGGCTTGAACCCGTCCCCCCTACCTGACGGGTCCACAGCCGGAACCCGTAAGGCGCATTGCTATTTGCCATTCCTCCAGCATCCTTTCAGGGTAATCAGGCTACCCCACGCCTCATTCGGCGGGTCACTTTCGGACCCGTCTCAACTCCTTGATCCCATTATGCTCCTCTTCTCGTATGTCGTCAAGGTCATACTCGGGGGCGATCACCTTCTCTCTCCCCCCCAGCATGTCCCTGGAAATGTTATCCATCCCCTCGACGAACTGCTGCTTATTCTGCCGGTAGCTGTTGTGGCTTGCCATTGACATCGCCTTCAAGTTGTCGTCCCAGATCTTCCTCCGTATCACCACCATGACGTTGAAGATCTCTTCCTGCGAGGTCTTGTCGATCGTCCCGTCTCGAATCTTCCACACCTCGCCGCTCCACTCGAAAGGCGTCTTCTCCTTCTCCTCCTCCGCGTCCTTCGGATGCCGGATCACCTTGAACCCGGCCTCCAGGGCATTCGTGAGGTCTCCTTCTCCCCCCTGGACCCTCCATGTCACGTACCAGTCCTTCCCGAGGATCTTCTGGATCTTCTCCCCATCGCGGGTGAGCGGATTGCTTCTTCCCCTCGGCCGGTCGAGAATCTTCGACAACGGGTCAACCCCTCCGTCGATCGAATGAAGGGCGATGTTCGCCTGCCGCACCCGGCTGTCCCACTCGCCTTGAGCGATCCAATACGCCTTCTGGTTCGGGGCTTTCAACCCCGCCACGAAGTCATCCGAGAGCTTCTTGAAGTGCACGAAATCGAACTCGATCCGCACCCCGGGCATCCCATCGGCCCTCACGATGTCCGCCTCGCTCGTGTCCTCGCTCACCTTGAACACCTGCTGGAGATCCATCGTGTCCTTCGGAACCTCCATCACCACCGTGGGAATCGCCTCGGCCTTCGCGGCCTTTGATGCTCCTGTCTTTGCCATTCTCTACTCCTTTGCCGCGAAGGAAAGCGACACGTCTCCCCCGTTGCTCTGGTACATCGGGATCGACTTCGACCACTCTGGAGTGCCCCCCACGTTGGACTTGCACCACGTCTGCCAGTACGGATACCACGGAGCGGTCCTCCAGTGGTCCACGTGAACAATCTTCTCTCCCACGAGGCTTCCCAGCGCCTCGTAGAGTTCCCGAGCATCCTTCGTCGAGAGCTTGATCTCGACATCCTTGACCTTGAGGGTCAGTGTGATTTCCGTCATCTCTTCCTTCCTTTACTGGATGTATCCCTTGATCCGCAAGAGGTCGGAAAGCTCCAAGCCCTTGCGCTCCGCCTCCGCCTCAAGTGCTTTCCTCGTTGCCGCATCCGGGAGTCTCACCGTCACCTTCCGCGCACCCGTCGAAACCGTCGGCGTACTCCGTCCCTCACTGTTGACGTGAGCCGCAGGGCGTCCGGACGGCTTCGCGGGGTCGATCCCATGTTCCTTCAAAGCCGCCGCCACGGCCTCCCTCACCTTCGCATCGACGGTTTCCGTCTCGATTTCCGCCGAGTGCTTGGCCCTCACCGAGACCCACGCCCTCTCGTAGATGTCCGGCTGCGCCCTCACCTCCGGCGGCTGCTGGGCAACCAACGCCTCCACCTCGCCCTTCCACCGCTTAAAGTGCGGGTCGCGGCTTTCAAGCAATTCCTTCCTCGTGTTCGCAAGCGAGGAGGAAAGCCCCTGGAGCATCGCCCCGTACTTCTTCTCCGCGACCATCTCGTTGTACTTGGCGAGCACTGCCGCGCCCTTCTCCTTGTCGAAGATGTCATCGGCGTGCTTGGCGAAGTACTCTTCGGGCGTTTCGGTGGGCACATTCGCCGGTGGTGCCACTACCGTCGGCTGTGAGAGCTTCGATCCCAAGCCCTCGATACCCTCTCGTATCGCCTTCGCCGAATCGCTCTGCGCCTTGAGCGCCGCGAACTCCTCAGGCGTGAGGGTCACCACATCGGGCTTCTTCTCCTCCTCCGGCCCCACCGCGATATCGACCTCCGGGGCTTCCTCCTCGGGAGGTCCTTCCTGCGTTCCCATCGCCGCTGCGTTCTCGGGATTGTCCGGGGAGAAATCAATCTCCTGCTTTGCCATCTTCCTTCTCCTCGAAGCGCATCTTGGCAAGCTCGATGAGGGTGTTATACGCCCGGGTGTAAGCTTTCGCCTCCCCCTGTCTCACTCTCAACTCCTTGTCCGAGACCGCTTCGCTTTCCAACGCAGCCTTCGCCACTTCCAGTCCATCGACGATCAAGACCTCTTGGAGCAATTGCCAGTACTCGCTACCCCGCAGGCCCCGCGCCAACTCCGCTAACCTGCGGAGCACCCGGGATTGCTCCTTGTACTGGGGGTCCGCCAGCTCCTGCGGGTCCAGCGCCATTAGGAGCGACAGGGACTCCGGCCTGTCCTCCAGGATTCCCGCCATACCCTCCACCTCCCATTTGATTCCGTGCAGCATCCAGGGCACTCATCTGTTGGGCGTTCACTGCTCTCAACATCTGAATGACTTTCTCCCACTTCTTCACATCCTGAAGGTAATTCTCCGTGTCATCGAAATCCGCGAAGTGATAGCTCTCTTTTAGCAGGTTCACGCTTCCCACATAGATCTCAAGCAGTTGCGCCCACGCATCCGGCGCGGCGGCTTTCAATTGCATCCCTTGAGGCCCAAAGACGACCTGGGAGAGCTGGACGAGCTGCGGCTGGGCCTGGAAGGTCAACTCCATGAGCTGGATGAGGGTCTCCCTCCGCGCCTCGTAGGAGTGCTCGATGTCCGTCGTGTAGATGTCGAACTTAAAGCGCCTCGGAATATCACTCACATCCATGTTGAGGATTCGGTCCAGTTGGGTGATCTCCTCATCCGTGAGCCGTCCAAGCTGTCTCTCGTTCCAGATCACCCGCTCACGGTTCCTCACGAGCTGAAAGACGACCAGAAGTCCTACCCGCGACCAGCTCTCCGACGTGCTCTCAATCGTCGTCGCCATGATACCTTGAGACGCCTGCATTCGCATCTCTTGCCCTCGAAACGTATCCCGCGTCCCGAGGGTCGGGTCGGCAAAGCCCCGGTCGGGAGAAGAGACTCCCGTGGCCTGAGCGGCAAGCGACCAGACGAGGTTTTCACTCTGAAGGCTTGAGGCCGGCACCTCCCCGAGAGCGATCGGCTCCATGTCCTCCTTCGGGTTGTCGGTGATCCAGACCTTTCCCTGATAGATCGTGTTCTTGTTTTCCCGAAGCACCGCCCTCCTCACCGCGAGCATCTTGATCGATGCGAGCTTCATCCCGTCGTTTCGAAGGCGGTGAGTGCCCGAGGCCTCGTCCTGAAGGCCCTCGCAGATCTGCCCGATCCCCCGGGACTCCAGCATGAAGCTCCGCGGGATGTATCCGAACTCCTGGAACTCCCGCGCGGCGATCCCGTTGAAAACCTTCCGAAGGATCGTTCGTGAGGGCACGTGGATGGTGAAGATCACGTCCTCCCACACCCCGTCATCGTCGATGTCCCAGAAGAAGTGAAACTCCATGAGGTCGATGACTTTCGGGCTTCCCGGCGCGAGATACCTCAGCTTCGCGTTTGCCTGCTCGCTCTCATTCAGGTTTTCGCGCTCCCAGTTCTTCGGATCAATCTCCTTTCCATCCGAGGTCTTCGGCTCGTCGTAGATCCCCTGTTCGACCTTGTTTTCAAACTCATGAAGGGGGAGATGAAGCTCGTGCGCGATCCACGGCATCCGCTGGATCTCGTCCCAGAACGGCGGATAGTACGTATCTTCCTGCGAGATCGGGATGATCGCCGGCCCGTCGTGATACGTCATCGTTTTCGTCTCGCCATCGTCGCCCTTGAACTTCCATTCAAGGGTGTCCCACACGACTTTCACCATAAGCAATCCCATGAACGTCGCCTCGTCGCTCACGATGCGCTTGATCTTTGGCATATTCAGATCCGTCTGGGAGTAGGCAAGAATCCCGAGGTACTTCGTCATGAACTTCGCGTCATCGTGGCTTTCCTGGGTGTCCGCGTAGCTTTTCAATTGCCAGAAAAACGGCTTTCCCGTGTCGTAGTACCCCTTCACCTTCGCGTAGGCCGTTTGGGCATGGATTTGTGTGAGCGGAGGCATGATCCGGGAGGCATTCGAGAGTGCGTGCTCGGCCGCAGTGGTCTCCGGCTGGGCTTCCCGCTGCTGGCGCCACTTCATCCACTTCTTCACGCGCTCCGAGCGCTCGCTTTTCGCCTCTTCAAGCTCCTGGAGGAGATAATTCAAGATTTCATCGCGCTTCTCATCCGAGAGTTCGATCGTCAGCGGGCTCGGCGAGGGCCGATCCGCCTTCGGCGTCTCATCATCGGTCGTGATTTCTATCGTCGTGGGGTCACTCATCTCGTTTCTCCCTTAATACCCGAAGAGCGAGTCGTTTTCGACGAGCGAAAGCTCGTGTTCGATGTCGCTTTCCACCGCCATCTCGATCTCCTCGGCGTTCGCCGGCCGTCTCATCCACGAAAGTGCCTTCTCCGTCTCATCAAGCACATCTACCCGGCGCGAGGGAAAGGCATCTTTCTCCTGTTGGATCTCGATCACCGCCTCAGGTGTAGCATAGATGAGGCCTTGCGCGAAATACCACCCCACGACCGCTCGTATCCGGGCAATCTTGTCCCCCTTCGCCGGCGCCTCACGGAGAGAGATGTAGACTTTCCTCCGCTCCTGCTCTTTTTCCAAAAGTTGATAGAGTCCTTTCTGCATCGCGTTGGTCTCGAAGAGCGTCGCCTGGAGCAATCCCGGGAAAAGACTCCACGCTTCGAAGATCGCATCGAAGGTTTCGTCCATCGTCAGGTATCCGACCTTGTTCCAGACCCGAAAGGCGCGGTTTCCATCGTCCATGAACCACACGGCTATGGACGTTCGCGACGTCAGAGCCGTCACCTCTCGATCCTTCGAGGCCGCGTCGGTCGAGATCACGCCCGTGAGGGTGGCGCAGTTGAGTGTTTTCACCTCGTCGGAAAGCTCATCTCGATATGAGAGAAGGAAAAGGTTGCTCTTCTTGTCCTCGAAAAGCTTGCAGGGCTTCACGACGTACTTCGTGAACTCGTTCAGGCCCGATTTCTGCGGCTTATTCCAGTACTGAAGCGCTGCCGTCCAGGAGTCGAGCTTCGAAAGCTGCTTCTCGTCGATGACTTCCGGGGCAAGCATCTCGCCTTCTTCCTGCACGAGTCGATAGTAGATGCTCCAAGTCCCTCCGGGCATGGGCCCCACGTCCTCATCCATCGCCCCGACGACCTCTTTTGCGTCTTTGACGAACGCCGCGTAGCAATCATCCTGGGAGTATCGCGTCCCGACAACCCCAATCCGTCCACGCTTGGCACTTCGGAGCAACGCCGAGAGGTTCGTGTTCATGTACTTCTTGGCGTTCTCCATCATGACGGTGGCTTGATACTGCCAGTCAACAGCGTCCAGTCCGATCGGGTCATCGATATCGAGGTCGGTGAAGTGGTCTCCTTCGCCGGAAGACGTGATGCCCGAAGCTTTGATCGTCGGCTCTGCGGCAAAGCGTACCCGATTGGGCATCACGATCACTTCACCGTTCCATTCCTTCGAGTTCGGAACGGGAACGCGCGAGGGAATCGGAGTGCCGTCGGGAAACTCCCACTGAGGGCCATAGAGCGCCGCGTAGAGGGCGTTGGAGTCGATGGTTTTCTTGGAAAGATTCTTGAATCCTTCGGCCCGTGAGATAACCGCATTCACGAGGTTGATCGCAACGCTTGAATCCCTCGTTGCCATCCACGTGTTCGCCCCGTGAGAGAAGATCGAGGACTTGCCGTGTCCACGTGGCATGAGGGCGAGCCATCGAGACCCGGGAGCCATGCAGGAATCGCTCTGCCGCCAGTTGCACATGTCGAGATTCAAGGTGTCGTTGAGCCACTCGTAGGGACCGAACGCTCCCGCGATGACTTTCAGGAAAAACCACAAGTTCACGAGACCGGCCTGTCGCATGACATCCATAGTTTGACGCGACGAGGTGGTCGGGTGGGAGGAAGTGATGTCGGCGTAGAGATCGGTAAGGACTTTCTGACCGGTAGAGAAGTTCGGAAAGTCCCATGCCTCGGGATGCGGCCGGATGGCAAAGTGCGAGGGAATCTCGAAAGTGAGAAGAGAGCCGTCGTCGGATGCGATCCTCTTGTAGGTTTTCACCGAAGCGTTGCCAGATCCTCGGCGCTTACCCGACCGTTTCTGACGTAGGGTTGGCGCCACGCATAGTTGTGCGCTTGCGCGGTCAGCTTGAAGGCCTCGGGAGAGAGGTAGAAGGACGGAGGGAAGACCGCGAGAACGGCCCCACCGGCGAGACGGATGCGGGTCCAACCGAAGGGAATCATCGCTTGAACCCTTCGGCGTTGTACTGGCGAGAAGACTCCGAGAGACCGTCGAGCTTCATTGGAGAGAAGGGAATACCACGATCGGACAACGGGGCTTCGCCCCGGCGTGAGTCGCGCTTACTTCTCTTCGAGGTCTTTGAGGTCTTCTTCACTGAAAATCTCCTTGGGCTCGGGAGAGCCGTTTTCCACCAGCACCCGGGGCGGAAGGACCGGGGGACGATTCAGGGGCGAGTCATCGGGAATGAAAGTGAGCCGGGGATCGGCCCGCGCGGGAGTGACATCACGGAGGCGCTCGGTATCCGTGGTGGCTCCTGCGATCTTTGCGAGAGAGCCGAGACCGAGAAGGGCGACCTTGAAGATCTCTTCGGAGATGCCGGTGGGAAGGGACTTGGAGGTGTCCTCGGCCTCGGCGAACTTCATGATGCGATCGGCCGCCAGGACGCGGGCCCCTGGGTCATCGTCGTCGTCCATGACTTCCTCGTAGGTGCGCATGGCTTTCTGGACGAGAGCACGCCCGCGAGCTTTCACCTTCGCGCGAAAGTCTGGATCGGAGAGCGAGATGAGTTCCGAAGGATCGAGACCTTCGAGAGGATTCACAGAGGCAACTCCTTCATCCAGTCACCACGGGCCTTCGCGTCGGACTTGATGTCCGATGACGGCCGGCGGCTTCCATAGTGATGCGTGACATAGGGAGCGCTCTTCAGGTACTCCACGACGGAGCGAAGCATGGACAGCGTGCAGTCGAGCTGAATCCCCTTGGTGATAAGGTAGACCTTCGTGAACTGTATCCTTCGCCACGCTGCTCGATCCAAGTTACTTGGCCTCCTCGGAGGTACCGTCCCGCAGGCGCTCGAGGAGGCTCTTGGCCGTCTCCACCTGATTGCTTCCCCAGGGGGTGCCGCATTTCGCGCAGGTATAGGTGATGTCCAAGATGGCTTCGGGAAAGGGCTCGGTCATGTCGGGGACCTGGATGGTCTTGAAAGAAGGCTTGGGGAAGTCCTCGGGGTTAAGAGAACAGGAGCACTTCTGGCGAAAGGAGATCCGCACGGGCCATCCGTCTTTCTGCTTTCCAAGAGATGAGTAGCATGGAAATGACTTGGGGTCAACAGCAGAGTGGTAACGACGGATGTGTTGTCTTACGTCCTGGGGTCGATAACGGGAGGGACATACTCCCGCCGCCAACATGCCGTTTCCCATTTCGCTCTCGGCCGGCCGCCGTCGCAAAGCCGGCAATCGCGTGTGCCAGTATCCCGGCCCTCGCGCCGGCGCGTGTTCGCGCCTGAGACCTGGGTCCTACCCCACGCCGTCAGAGCTCTTGCGGCCCACTCCGTCGAACGCGTGTTAGGTGATGGTCTCATCCCACCCCGTCCACGCGTCGGCTCGCGTAGCTGTCACGCGCTTCCATCGTCGAACAGTGCGCCGACGATGGCGAAAACCACTGTAACCACGTGGTTACGTTAACCAATTTGTGAAACGAAAACCTTTCGCACGTTCTCATGGCATTCTCGTAAAAGACGCGAATTACATAACTCTATACTACATAACTACTTACTACTACTTTTCTACTACTTTTCTCCCCTTTTCGCGTAATTCTCAATCCAACGGCACTTTATATAACACGGGTTTGGAGATATTGGACAATGTTGGGGCCCGAAACGTTCGCGATGAGAAAACGCGAAAACGCCCCTTTTACCCTGTGGATAACTATCCTAACTCACGTAGTGACGGTGGTTTACAAAATTCGCGTAAAAAACGAGAATTTCGCGCGAACGCGCGAACGTTCCAGGTCTACCACTCCACAACCGTATAGGCATCTATCCGTCTTTGAGACAAAAATCTCGCTTTTTTTCTTCCACCTGATTGACCGCTCTTTTCGTCTCTGATACACTCTCCAATGTCAATTCGTTCTTTTACATACCAAGCGTTGTTTTCCTCACGGCGTGTCGGATGCAAGCGGAAGCCGAACGCCGTAGAAAACAAACACGTTGTGTTTGTTTCATCCTTTCCTTCGGAGGTTTAGAAATGAACAACGAAAGACTTTACGGATTGCGCGACACTCTTACGGATGAATGGTTGTGCGAGGTTAACGGCGATTCATCCTGGGATATCGAAGGCGAGCCGATGCTACTTACAGAATCGGAGGCAATCCGGCAAGCACGGATAACTACTCGCGGAACCCAAATTGTACGGATACGCGCATGACCGACACTCCCATCACTCGCGTCATGGTCGCGAAACCCTCCGGCGTAATCCTCCATGTCTCCGATCTCTCCGAGCCGATCTCTCGAAACGAATTGAGGGCAACGTTTCTCTCTCTTCACCTACCCCGCGCCTTCACCACCCATGTCGACGAGCGCGGCACGGCCCTCGTAACCCTTCTATAGGCCGAAACGCGGGATCCCCCTCCCGCGTCAGCCGTTGTCAACGGCTCTGATGAGGCCTTAGAGACCAAACGGAGGGTAACAGGATGGCAGGGATGAACGTAGGCGACATTCGGGAAATGGCGTCAAGGCTGGGGCTGGACGTGGAGTGTTCCTCCCCAGGAGATGGTGCGACACGCTACACGCTGGGACACCGAGACGGCGCACCGCATTACGGCTTCCACGAGATCATGCACAGTGTGTGCGGCAGCCGGGAAGCGTACTTGGTGCTCCGGGGCTACGAGGCCGGGCTTGCCGTCAAGAAGCGGAAATAGGCCGGACCGACCGGCAGAGCATGCGGGCGGCTTCACAACCGCCGCCGGTCATTCGCGCTACCGCGCGAAAGGAGACGCCATGACGTGGCTTGCATTTCTCTACTCTCTCACCTTGGGTACCATGCACTACGCCCTCGCTACCCAGGACAGCGCAATCCTTGCCGGCTATCTCACTCCGCCCGGCACCTTCACCACCGACCTTTCCGCCGAGCTTGTCATCGCCTCTCTCGCCTTCCTTCGCGGTTCCGTGGAAACCTGGGAGACCCAAAACACGACAGGCTTTTTCTCACCCTCTCAATCCTTCTACACCGTCTCTCTCGGCATCCGCTTCCACGGTATCGAGATCGGCTATGTCCACGAATGTGACCATATGACTCTCTCTTCCTTCGCATTCCCCGACAGCGGCTTCATGGCAAACAAGGACAGCGTGTATGTCAAGTTTTCGGGCTCCGTCAATCTTTTCTAAAGGCTCTCGCCGGGCCACGTAGTGGCCCGTTTCATCCGTCTCCCTTGGAGGTCTCGCCATGTATCTCATCCATTCCCGTCTCAAGACCGGCCGTCTCTACTGGACCATCCGTGTCGGCCGATGGTCTCTTACTCACAACCCGAAGTACGGGTTGGACTGGTTCGCTGGCCGTGACCCCTCCGGGTGGTTTCTCTACGTCGGTAAGTTCGGCCTCGAACACCGTTCCAAGGCACAACAGCCCGAAGACCCTCGTTACTCCGCCACCGATTCCCCCTTGGCGCCCAACGATGGCTGGAGGGTAGAAGAGTGAAGGTATCCTCCAGACCCGCATTCCCGCCCAAGGGCCGGCGCATCTGTTCCTGGTGTCGAAAAGACATGGGTCCTGCCCAGACCGAATACGACACCCACGGCATCTGTCCCAAGTGTCTCACCCGCGAGATGGCAAAGATCGAAGGGAGGAAATCCCCATGACCACCGCCGTCTATCGCCTCCCTCTCTCCTCCACACTCTCGCGCGATTCCCTTATCTGTCATCTTTCCTCGATCACTCCCCAGGACGCAATCGACCGCCTCTCACGTGCCGGCGTTCTCGCAATAGAGGGCCCAGAAGAGAACTCTATTCTCCTCTTAGGCTTTCATCGCGAGATCCGAAAGCTGCTTGCCTTCTGGCGTAACCCTCGCCTCTACTCCGACGACATCTCTCTCACCATAGCCAAACTAAGGAGGCTTTCCGCATGAACACCAAGTCACGACAGATCTCAAAGAAGAAACCGTCCTCGGTTTCTCCCGTCTCCGCCGAAGCCCGCGAGCTTCAGGCCCTCAAGTCCCGCGCACTCTCTCTCATCGAGTCCTCGAAATCGATCCAAGTGAAGGACACCCCAAGCTTCGAGCGCGCCGGCGACCTCGTGAAAGACGCCGTAGGGCTCCGAAAGGATCTCCGGGGGACTGCCTTCTACAAGGCCCTTGTCGAGGCCAAAGCCGACCTGAAAACGAAAGACCAGCTCTACAAGAGCGTCGAGAAGCTCGTCAAAGACGCCGAGGATCTCGTCCGAGACGCCCTCTCCCGCTACGCCGCCGAGCAGCGCTGGAAGCAGGAAGCCGCCATCGAACGCGCCATGGAGAAGGGAAAGGACGAGAAGGCCGCATCTATCGCCGCCACGCCCTTCGTCCCACCCGTCCAGGGCCTTTCCTTCACCGAACACTGGCATGCGGAGGTGGAAAGCCTCCACGCGCTCGTGAAGGCCGCTGCAAGCGATCCGAACCTTCTCGCCTATCTGGATGCCAACATGGTCCCTTTGAACGCTCTGGCACGCTCCCAGAAGGACTCCATGGCAATCCCCGGCGTCAAAGCCGTGAAGGAAACCTCCTCCTCGGTGAGGGCATAAAAGACACTATGTGACACCTGCTTGACACCGTGGGGCCATCCTGTGGTATCTTCATCTTGCTTTCCGAACGCATCCGGGGTGGTCGAGAGGAAAGTCTTACTACGGCGTTGCCGCTTACAGACACCTTTCGACCCGCCCCACTCTTTCCGGGAGGAAATCATGACGATCACTGAAGAGAAAATCCTTGAAGACTTGAAGTCCAAAGGAATCCGTGTCTATGGAAAGCGGATCGTCAGCTCGTTCAAGACGACAGACAGCGCCGAGCGCATGGCCAGGATCAACTTCCTCGTCGAGAAGTGCGGCTACACTCTCCACGACGAGAAGGGTTTCCCCAAGAAGCCCGAGAAGAAGCCTGAAGCCGCGCCGTCCGTAGCAGTGTGATTCCTTACCCTCCACGGACAAACACGGTAGCCCGGAACGCACCTTGGCCTTTGGCGAGGCAGACCGTGGAGGGTTTTCTTGCCCCCGACCGCAGCCCGACAAGCCATCGGGTGGGCGCGACAGATGGCCAACAGGTCTGAACGACCTGACACGAGGCGTCGTGATGAGTCACGGTCCGACTCCGTGCGGGGGCTAAAAGCGGCGTTGCCGCTCAGAGGCTCGGGCGCCGGGGCGTCAAACAACGATTCTCACGGCGTATCGTTTCATCCTGGTGACCTGAGCCTCGTTTTTTTCAAAGGAGATCCTTGTGGCAAAACCAAAATTCCCCAAAGAGATTTTCGTGTACTTGGACAAGCGAGGAGACGACTACGACATAGAAGCAAGACAAACCCTCAAAGAGGCAGCATACGGTCTGGGCGACGGTGAGACAATGCAAATTGCCCGATATGTCTTGGCAAACGGAGAGCCGTCTTCCTACACTGCAAAGCTCATCACGTTTTCGAAGCCTTCTACTCGGATAAAGTAGGGAACGATCCCTTGAACACTACCCCCGAGCAGAAAGCCCTGATCGATTCCTTCAACTCTAACGCGATGACCACAAATGAGAATGTCATCGAGCGCTACGTCTCCCGATGGTCTCGAAACATCGGCTCGCTCATCCGCTCAGGGCTCGACCTCCGAGGCGCCAAGCCCCTCTGCGAGAAGCTTTCGACCTTCAGGGATTTCCTCGTCCTCGGCTCGGGTCCGTCCATTCAATCCATCTGTTCCGACCTTCCCGACCGTGGAGCGCCCGCAATCCTCTGCGGCCCCACGGCCTACGGTGCCCTTCGCGCGATCGACGTCCATCCCACGGTGATCCTCGTGGCCGATCCTTCTCCCACCCAGTACCGCCACATGGTCGAGAACCTTTTCGACTCCCCGTGTGATTTCCTTCTCCCCGTCACCTGCGACCCTTCGTGGTACGCGAAAGAGTCCATCATTCCCAAGTCCCGGCTTTTCTTCTACCTTCCGTTCTTCTCCTGGCTCGGGGACACCCAGATCGCTTTCAACGCGATGCTTCAGGACCTCTTTCCCGAGATCTCCCAGAGCTGGTTTCTCCAAGCGGGCTCCGTCGCCAACCTTGCCGTCCACTTCGCCGACAAGGCCTGCGGGATGGACCCCTCCAAGCGCATCCACATCGCCATCGAGAACTCGTGGCCCGAGGGCGGACCCTACCGCGCCCCGCTGCGCTTCCCACTCTCTCACTACTCCGAGGGCCTTCGCTCGTGGTTTCACTCCCCCCAGAACCAGATGCTCACCGATAGTCTCTCTGGAACTCAGACCGACATGACCTCACTCAACTATGCGGTGAGTCTCTTCTACTCCATCCACTGTCTCATCTACTTCGAGGGCGAGGAGGCCAGGAAGGCCCGCGAGCGCCGCTACCATCTCGTCCACGAGGCCTCTTCCCTCTACTTCTGGGCCTCTCCCGCATCCTTTCGCCCGCTTTTCTACGAGGCCCCCTATCGCTACCTCGACTCGCGGATCGACACCTCGGTCGAGCACTGGACCTACCAGCTCGTGCTTGACCTCATCTCCCTCACTGAGCGCCTCATGACCGAGCTTCGAGACGCTGCGGTCACTGACGCCCTCCGCATCTGGAAGGAAGGTCATGCTTCCTCGGTCGAGATCCCGGTCCCCAACGACACCGAGGCTCAAAAGGTCGAGAAGGCCATCCACGACATCGACCCTTCCGTCAAGCTCATCTTCAAGAAACCGGAGGTGGAGAAGGCATGAAAGCAATTTGGAAACCCAACTGGGACAAGGCTCCCCGTGGCACTATCGGAGCCTCATTCAACGCCGACGGCTCGGCGTGGTGGTGGTCGATAAGGCCTGAGATCCGAGGGAGCGAGAAGCGCCCTTGGGACAGGAAATGGCGCGGACCCTCCTACGGTGAGGGCTACACCGACATGAACCTCCGCGTGGATGGAGCCACCCGAAGCCTCTGGGAAGACTCCTGGATCGAGCGACCGAAAGGAAAGAAGTAGTGCCAGTCCAGCGTGGAGGATCTGCCGCCGGGATTCACTTTTTTTCGCTGTTCCAATGCTGTCCTCGAAAAGGCTACATCCGCTTCGGCCCCCCGCGCCTGGAGCCGATGTACATCCCCACCCCACTTCTCCAAGGCAGCGCCTTCCACGCCGGCAAGGCCGAGTTCTACAAGACCGAAAAGGAGTCTCGTGCCCTCGCCCTAATCCGCGCTGAGCTGAAAGAGCGAAAGGCCGAGTTCGAGTCGAGGAAAGAATATCTCTCAACCCTTGAGAGAACTCCCGCCATGCTTGCCTCGTGGATCGCCGAGTTCGGTCGGGACGACCTGAAACATCTTTCCATCATCGACGTGGAGCGCTCGATCCGAATACCCTTTCCCGGCCGTCCTTCCTGGCACTTCACCGCCCGCATCGACATGGTGGCCGAAGACCGATTCGCGAATACCCTTATCTACGAGACGAAATCCACCTCGTGGTCGATCAAGGGTACCCTCATCTCCATCCAGCTCGGGGACCAAGCCACCGCCTACCTCTGGGGTGGAGGAAAGCACTACAAGCGCCCCATCACCGCCGTTGTCCCCGACATCACGATGTTCTCCTCCAACGCGAACAGCCCCGCGTCGATCAGAAACTACCGGGGGGATTTCGTCTACCGAGAGCCCGAGGACTTCACCTTCTTTTCCAACGCAACGCTCCAGCAGGCATCCGAGATCTCCCAAAAGATGAAGGCCGTGTACGCCGGCCACGACCCGGCGATCTTTCCCCGAAATCCCTTCTACTGCTCGGCCTACGGCCGCCCCTGCGAGTTTGCCGACATCTGCCGAAAGAACCTCACCGCGAAGTCCAAGGTTCCCACGGGCTTTCGAAAGCGCCCAGGTAAGTTCTCAACCCCAGAGATCTTCGAGCCCGTCGAGGATCTCATCTCTGGAGGATGACATGACCCCTACCCCGGAAGAGAACGAGCGAAAAGATGCCTTCCTCCGAGAGATGGGTTTCCGCGAGGACGAAGTCCAGAAGGTCTCAGGCATACGAAACCGCCCCGACCGTCGCGGCCAGTCCGGGTTCAAGCATCGCTATGATCCCAAGAACCCCTCAAAGATCATCGAGGACCATTCGAGGCTTCCCCTGGCGGATCTCAAAGACAACGCCGCGCGGAAGGCTCTGGCAACGGACCCTTACTACTGGCGCGAATGGGTTCTCCTTCACCTCGGTGACAGTGGCCGGAGGCGCTTCGCCTACCCGAAAAGGAGCAAGTGATGTCATTGGGATGGGTCATCGTAGTCCTCCTCATCTCTCACCTTTTGGCCTACTCTCTTGGGGTATTCTGTGGGTGGTACACGACGCTAAGGAGAAACTGGTTTCTATGGAAGAACGGCTCTCCCGAGCACGACCGCATGACCCTCATGGAGTTTCGCCGTCGCAACTTGGGGAAGCACCGATGAGAATACCTGCCGCTCCCCCGGGTCGAGATTTGAAGTGGCGGAAGCTTCGAGCGTTTCTCCGAAAGGCCCGAGACTTCCTCTTCGTGGTCGGCCTTGTCATCGCGATAGCGCTCACCCTCATAGTGACCCTTCCGGTCGCCATGATCAGGCCTTATAAAGGAGACGACTTCGATGGATATTTTTGATTACCTGAGGAAGAAAGCCCTCGACATCCCCGCGCAGTTCGTCGGAGGCTCCTGGTCGCGTCGCCTCGGGGAGATCCGCGAGAAGATCTCCAAGGGTGACTTCGATTATCTCTCCTGGGGCATCGTGAAGAAGACCATGATCGCCACCGCAACCGAAGAGGTGATGCGGCGTCAGCTTTCTCTCCTCGGAGACCAGTACTTCAACAACGTCTACGAGTTTGGCGCGGGTCTTCTCACCCGTCGCCTCTGGGTCCGCTACATGAACTACACCGTCTATGACATCCCAGAGATGACCCTCCTTCAGCGCTACATCTCCCAGATGGTGAACATCACCTCGGACCTCGCGACGTTTCTCTCTTTCCTTCGGGACAACTCTTACGGACCCACAGCGTTCTTCGCCACGTGGAGCCTCTCAGAGTGCCCCATTTCCATCCGAGACCTCGTGCTTGAAACCGTGGCCGAGTGCTGTGATACGATCTTCCTTGCCTACCAGCCCGTCTTTGATTTCATCGACAACGATACGTACTTCACAGATTTTGCGTTCAAGTACAAGGAGTTCCAGTGGACATGGTACGAGGCCAAGCCCCTCGATGGTTTGTATCTCATCGGAAGGAGAGACCGATGGACGGAGTAGCAAACAACATCGAGACCCAGGTTACCCTCATCATGACGACCTTTCACAATATTGACTTCACCCGAAGCGCCCTATGGGCGATACGGCGTTTCCACGGAGATCTCCGGGTGATCCTCGCCGACGGTGGAAGCTCCTATGTGGAGATCCAAGCCTTGAAGAGTCTCGGCGAGGTCGTCGTGGCCTTTGGGAAAACCTCCGAGGAGTGCTGCAACGTCGCATCGGCCCTCGTGGACACCCCCTACATCCTATTCATGGACAACGACTGCAAGGTGATTGGCCCCACGGCTCTTCCCCTTCTCCTCCGAGAGATGGAAGAAGACCCGGGCGTCGCGTGCACCGGCGCTTACGCCGTGAAGGTCACCGACTGGGAGAGACACATCGCCTTCACGGGAACCGTCTTCACCGACCACATGCGGGTGAGCGCCACAGCCCGGTACTTCCAGCTTCACCGCACCGAGATGTTCCGCCGGGTGGGGATGTTCCCCACCGACGAGTGGTTCTACCGGGATCAGGGAGAGATCTTCGACCCGAAGGCATATCCCCAAGGGTGCCAGGGCGACATGGTGATCTCCCGTCGCTACGATGCCAAGGGCTGGTGGACCATCACTCCGAGGGCGACGGTACCGGTGGTCCATTGGGGCGCGGCAAAGGTCACGGCGCAGGACGGAGACCGCCAGAGGGAGCCCGAACGATGGTACGCCGCCCATACCAATCACACACGGCTTGACCCCAAGCCACTCAACGAATGGGAGAAGAATGTATGAAAGCGTTCAAGTGCGACGTGTGCCAGAAGTACAAGAACGGAAACTCGTACGGCACCGTGACCTTCACCACGGGTATCGCCACGCCCCAAGACTTCGAATGCTGCAAAGAGTGCTTCGACGTGATACGGGAAAAGGTGAAAAACCCCAGCATCGTGAATGAAAGGCTGGTTTTCTGATGGCTAAAACCACCGCGAAGAAGAAGTACTCTCAGGGCCTCTCGGACATCGCTTCCGCGTACGTCCGTGGGCTCTCCGTCGGCTACTCCAAGGTCGGAAAGACCCATTTCGCCCTGACCTTTCCGAACCCGATCATCGCCAACGCCGATGCGGGCCTTGCCACCGACATCCCGGTGAACTGCAAGACCGATCCCTGCGTGTTCCCGTTCGTCCGATGGACCGAGGACGTGGGAGAGAACGAGCTGTGGTCCTGGCGGGATCTCCACCAACTCGTCTTGGAGCTGAAGTATCGGAAGGGAAACCTCTGGGACGAAGTGAAGTCCTACGGCTACGAGCCCGAGACTCTCATCATCGACTCAGGCACGACGTTCTGCGACATCTTCGCCCACGAGATCACCGTGGACAAGGCCCACACGGACAAGAGCGGCACCCACATGGAGACCCTCCAGCTCCAGGACTACAACCTCGTCATGCAGAGGTTTTTCAATATCTTGGACGCGGTGAAGACCCTTCCCATGCACGTCTGGATGACGGCAGAACTCGCTGACAAGCAGGATGACATGCAGAGGCGTTACCAGCAGCCGGCGATGACGGGGCAGGCTCTCGGAAATCGTCTTCCCCATTTCTTCGACGAGATCTACTACCACTATACCGAGACCGACAAGGAAGGCGGGATGAAGTTCTACCTCACACCCCTCCAGTCCCGAGGGATCGAGTTCACGGGATCGCGAAAGGGCATTCCCCTCGACGTCCACGAGAACCCGTCGTTCAAGAAGTTTGAGAAGTACTACGTGAAGAAAGGGAAGGCGTGAAGCGCCACGAGACTCAGTATCAGAAGGCCAAGCGCTTGTCCAAGAGCGTAAATTGGGAAGACGTTCTTGGGGAGTTGGATCTCATCGTTCAAGCGGCGCAGAACGAGGAAACCCGAATAGACAATTCCATTCGCGAGGAGGATTGGAACCTTCTGAGAGACATCGTGCAAGCTCTCTACATAGTGCGCCACTCAGTAAGGAAGCTTTCGTGAAGAAGGAACCGTGGCTGGACTTTACCCTTATGGCTTCGATGGTCAACCCTAACCTCACCATGGCCGCCACCATGTGCCTATGGAATCGCGCACAGTCCTGTATGGCAACCGGTCCGTGGCTGGAGTACCATGAGGGGATGGAGCTGGCGAAAGCCGACTACCTCTGTCACGTCGTCAACCGCATGAGGACCGAGGGAAATCCCTGGACCGACGGCTTCCAGGTGATCGAGCTTCCTCAGAGGCTTCCCTTTCCCCTTGGGTGGACCGTGGCTCACTACGCGCAGATACGGAGGCCGGGATGAAAGGAAAAATCTTAATCATGGTCTTTTCTCTTCTCGTAGGGGTTGATGCGGTACTGCTCCCGGTCCATATAATTTCAGGAAACGTTTTGGGTTGGACCAGTGCCATAGTAGGAATTGTCTGCGGGACAGTTGTGATCGTCATGGAGATAATCGAATGAAGTTCCTCAACATCATTGAGGTCAGAGATGAAGGAAACGGAGCGGGGAAGGCCGCCTTCTGCGAGCAGGTGGGGTACTTCATTTCCAACCATACGGTTGTCGAGATGAAGTTTCAGAGGAATGTCTTCTACTCTCTTGCGGGAAGCGAAGAGACCGAAGGAGCCGAGAAGACCAAGCGGCTCGTCCAGGAGTACGTGGCCTTCATCGTTTACGAGGTGACGTTTTGAGCCTGCTCTCTGAGGCCCGAGACGAGGTTGCCAAGGCGCGGGATCTCTTTGCCATGGCCGACCTCTCCTACTGCGATGAGACGTTCAAGACCGAGGTTCGGGGCCGCGTGGACGGCTTTGATCTCGCCCTTGAGATCCTCGACAAGACCATCGCGGTGAATGAGGCGAGACGGATCAAACCCCTCGGACAGCTCCATGGAGCCCAGATCCCGAACATCGTTCACTACAAGATCGACGAGATCATCTCAACCCTCAATTATCTGCTTGGGAAGGAGTAAAGAATGGCCTTTGTCGAGTTCTTTCAATTTCTCGGGTTCCATGCTCCCGCCCTTGGAGCCTTCCTCCTTACCCTTCTCGTGGTGGTGGGGTTTCTGTGGCTCTCCTATCATCTTGGAAAGCGGGAGGCCAACCGGCGCTGGACCTTCGACGTGGAGCACATGCCGAATGTCATCGGTCAGGACATCCGCGAGCGCTACCAGAGAAAGATCGCAGAGCTTTCCAAGGCCGTCGAGATGTACAAGGAGCGCGAACAGCGCTTGGGACCTGCCGTAGCGGGTGCCACCGAGCTTCTTGCACGGGTCAGCCCTTCCATTGGAGCGAAGCCGTAGACGGGTAACGAGAGATACAGGTCGAGGAGGAAGAGGTGAAAGAACTGAGGAACGACACGGGATGGAGCGCCGAGACGGACTTGCTCACGCAGGTGAGCATTCTATGCGCGGCGCCCGACACGGTAGTGATGGTGTTCCAGCGGCCCGACGAAGGACGGGGCACGCTGACGACTTCGCTGCCCGTGAGCCTGGAAGCGTTCAAGTCGCTTGTGGCTCTCGGTGTCAGGATGCTAGACAGCATCGACAAGCAGAAGTCGGTGTTGTGACCGGAGAGGGGGTGTGAGGTGAATATCGAGAACGTGCTTAGGTCTTGCGGATTCACGAAGAACAAGAAGGTCGAAGGCGTCTGGAAACGGCGCGATGGCTACACCGTCAACGACATGGGCGCGGATGACGACGGATGCGAGATCATTCTCATAGATGTTCGTGATACGCCTCTATTCAACGGTCACGTCAAGGATGCCGCATTCCTCAAGAAAGTCATCGTTTCGGTGAGCTATCACTGTATCGTTCCGAAGCCGGTACTGTGAAGGTTTCGCCTTATCAGGGAGGGAAGGGGAATGAAGCGGTACAACGGCGAGCACATGGGAGAAGTGAAGGACGGGCCGTGGGTGAAGTGGTCGGACGTTGTGGACTTGCGAATAGAGGGCCGGGAGAGGGTGGCTAAACGGATCTCCGATTCCATTCTGCGCGAGATGAGAAAGTGGGATGGGGTAGGAGGACGTGAGTTGGCTTCTCAGATGAGAGGCTACATTGAGAAGACAGCAAGGCAAATAGTTCCCCGCATCCTCTCAACGCTCTTTGACGAGGTGAAGCATGGATGACCTGAGGCGGGCGCTGGTTGCGCTGGCGACCAAGATCGAAAAGGACAAAGGCACTCCGGATGAAAGCTGGAGGCCCGACTCGGAGTTTGCGGGATTCATCCGTGCCATCCTATCCGAACACCCCCCCGAGCCGGCCGAGGGGACGGGGCTGAGGGACGTTCTGGCCGAACGCAAGCGGCAGGATGTGAAGTGGGGCGAGCAAAACCATGACCCGATCACCTACCTTGCAATCCTCATGGAAGAGGTTGGCGAACTGGCGCAGGCCGCACTACATCAGCGGTTCGGAGGAGATTCGGGAAAGGACCGATCGGCAGAGGTTCGCACCGAGGCCATTCATTCCGCCGCCGTGGCTCTCGCCATCGTGGAATGTCTCGACCGTGGCAAGTGGACCGCCCCTGCCCCTGACGGAGGGATGAGGGAAGCGGCACAGCACGCGCTGGAGTGCCTTGACCGGTTCGACTACTTTCGCGATTCGGGCGTGAAACTGGTTGCCGATGCGCTTCGTTCCGCCCTCCGCGCCCAGCCGCCAACGTTCGTCGAGGGGTGCGCCTGCTGGACTGACAGTGACGGGGACCACCACACCGAAGCGTGCACGATCCACGGCAAGCCGCCAAAGGAGAAGCGCATACTCATCGACGGGGTAGATGAGAACTTTGACGAGGTTGGGTCATGAGCCAGAAAGAGCGTGCTGCAAAGCGAGAGACCGCGAAGCGCTACCGGCTGGCCCATCCTGACCGGGAGAAGGAACGCAAGCGAGAATGGCAAGCGCGGCCCGAAGTGAAGGCGCGTCGTCGGGCATGGATGAGCGAGTACAAGAAAAAGCATCGCGATAAGAACCGGGCTCAGCATCACGCCGAGTACAACATACCCTTGAAAGAGCGATGCGAAATCTGCGGCGCAAAAGCCGAGGACCGTCACCATCCGGACTACGGGAAGCCCCATGACGTGATGCACCTCTGTACTAAGTGCCACATGGCAATCCACGCAAAGGAGCGGCAGAATGAAGGTCTATGAGCGCATCATGCAGGTCAGGTCGGGCCGGTGGGAGATCGGAGTTATCGATGATCACCAAGCTCGGCCACTCACGGAAGAGGAAATGACGGAGGCGCTTGCCAAGCTGAACGCCAAACCCGACGAGACGCCCGCCCCCGCCGCGTGTGACTGCGGACGCCACGTAGACGGAGAGGGGAACCAGATCCACTACCCGCCGTGTCCCTACGCCGCCCCCGCCGGTGATGATCCGCTATGGAAGGCTGGTGACGTGGACCTTGACGCTATCTCCAAGCCCGCCCCCGCCGACACGAAACAGGGCGCATCGGACTATCCTCCGCCGAGCGACTTCATGTCACATCCTGCATTCGTGGAACCTGCCCCTCCCGAGGCAGCGAGGCGGTGGAGGTGCTTGGGAGCGTTGGCTCGATCAGGCGACAACGTGACATACCGCTCAGAACAACTGATAGATGGCAAGTGTCCCGACTGCGGAAGTGGCGTTGAACCGTGGCCCGTCGTGGAGGACCCAAGCGCAGGAGGCGGAAAGGCGTGACCGCCAAATGTAAGACCTGCGGGTGGGAGTGGGAACTGCTCTACGCCCACGTGGTCGCCCGGTGCAACGGACGCCGTGTGTGCCAGTGTCCGAAGTGCGGACGCCAAGGATGGGTGGATGGAGCCTCATGTCAGGAAGAAACGCCTTTGCCTGAAGTGCCGAAAGCCCCTGTCCTCTCTCCATCCGTGGGTTGAAAGCATGGGAGTGGCGATGCACGTGGAGTGTTTCTATCGAGACGATTTTCCTTCCCACCGTGAGGGCTACATGTGCTATGATTCTCTGGGATTGGCACTTGTGTCCGGCGCACAAGAGCCTTCCGAGAGCCCTCATGCAATCTCCTCCGATGAGCCTTCAAGAGCCTGGGAGCCCTCGCCGGAAGGGCTCCCTTTTCATTTCAAGGAAAGGAGGTGATGCAAACTGGCGAAAGCGATACCGATTCCTCCTCATAAGGGGGAACCATGTCTTCCGGAGTGACCGCGCCGGGGAACAGAAAGACGGTTTTCAAGTGAGACATAGAGCGAAACTGGGAGTGATGCATTCGGAAAGCAACGAGGAGTTTTTCATGAAGGTAAAGGTTCCTGGGGCTGAGAGTTCAACAGGAGTGAAGCCGCTTGACTTCACCCTTCCCAAGGGAGACTACGTGCTGGAGCTGGGCGCGGCCTCCATCAAGGAGTGGGGAAAGTCCCCGGGGCAGAGCCACAACTTCCCGGGTGTGGTGATCGACGGCCCGGATTTCCCCGACGGCCCCAACAAGGGCAAGAGCACGCAGGGGCGGAAGTACACCCACCGCATCTCCGAGATGTTCCCCGAGCACGACAGCTTCTCCGAGGCCTCCAAGCAGAGAACCGCTGACGAGATCGCCGACATCTGCAAGGCCGCAGGCGTTGAGTACGACGCCGAGGAGGGCTACGAGACGGAGGACTTCGCGGGAAAGCGCATCCGTGTGCGCTTGGGAATCCGCCAGGGAAAGGACGAGGCGGGAGAGCCGCGCCCTGAGAACGTCGTGCAGCAGCAGCGCGACGACGACGGCCACGTCCACCTGTTTCTCTCTGACGACGGAAAGCCTCTCGGCGGCTCGACCAAGAGCCCGTCGAAAAAGGCCTCTTCCTCCTCCTCGCGCCGCAGGTAAACCACCATGGTGAGCTTCAAGAAAGGCGACAAGGTGGCGTGGCAGGCAGGAGGTCGCGGGGGAAGTCACTCGGTCGAAGGAACGATCGTGGCCGTGGTGGCACCCGGGGCGCTTCCAAAGCTGGCCGTATCCGGAGCGACGCGCCCCCACAAGAGCTTCATCGTCGAGGATGAGAACAAGAGGCTCTACTGGCCCCGCGTGGCAAGTCTGGTGAAGGTAGGCTGACATGCGCGTAACCTCGATTCGCTACCAGCCGATCGAGGGTGGGGGACAGGGCGGCTACTTCGCCCTTCATGTGACCCTTGGGGCCGGCGACGGCCCCGGGGTCGTTTTCTCTCCCACCGCTCTCTC